CTAAGGCTTGACCGACCATTGTATCATATCTGGCAGGGGTTGTCAAGCCCCTCTCCAGAAAGAAAAAAAATGAACGAACGAATTAAAGAACTTGCCAAGGTTGCTGAATATTGGGCCAACACGTTTGAAGATAAAAGTAGATATCAAGAATACTTGATGGAAACTTTCGCCGGACTGATTGTTCTAGAATGTGCTGGTGTTGGATATGACGCATCCTATTATGAATGTGCGTTGAATGTTAGTAACAAGATTAAACAACATTTTGGAGTTGAAGAATGAAAGTATATTTTAACAAACGACTTATTGTGGTTGAATCGAATGTGACATGGGCACTGCCTTACTGGAAGGCACGCAAGGCAATGAATTCAACTGCTATCACTTGGGAGATTCTATGAACGAACGAATTAAAAAATTTGCTGAACAGGCTACTAGATGCCAATACTGGAATGCCAATACTCAAGTAATGCAAGAAGATTTTGATAAAGAAAAATTCGCAGAATTGATTATTCTAGAATGTGCCGATAAAGTATTCGACATTTTTGATGCATTACCCGACGTATCAGTAAGTGACTTGCAGTATTACATTCGCGATAGAATCAAAGAACACTTCGGAGTTGAAGAATGAAGGCTTACACAGCAGACAGTAATAAGGGGCGAACTGTTGGGGTTGATGACATCCACCACAAAACCGCGCGGTGGGGAACAAAAAAGGCCGCAAACGCCTCAGCAAAAGCACAGCGTCACGCAGCCCGGCAAGACGGTAAACGCCAAGCCTCCCATAATATCCTGGAGAAGAACACATGAACCTCGAACGAATGGAACGGATAGGATTTACCTTAGTGTACCTCATAGCTGTGGTGGTACTGGTCATGGATTGCTATGTATGGAGGGCAGTATAATGTGGTCGCATATGGTGGATACTCTGCTTTTTGGACCAGCCGGTCGGGTTAGTCTGGTTAGAAATATGGCAAGGCATTGGGACGCTCAGGTGGTTGGCAGCAGGACGCATAGCGCCAGTCGGCCAGTATAACACAGGTGGTGGGGCTGGTCAAGCCCCACTGCTAAAAACAGCAGTGCTTGGCGACAGGGCTTGGCGGTCCGGCGGTGCGTGCTATAAAAAAGTTCTCCATGGCGAAACTCTTTTCTCCTCTTTTTTATTTTCTGGCCCTCAGAGCCTCTTTTCGATTTTTCTTGGCCAGCTTTATATCCTCAGAATTTTTTTTCGCAGCAGCCGCAGTGGCCACTTGATGTGCCGCAGATTTTTCTTCTTCTGCGATTACCCATAGTCTGTGGTCTTCGGTGAGCTTCTTATAGGTGCCTTCGTCTATCTCAGAATCGTTCCAGAAATAGACCATATCTTTGGCAGATTCCTTTGCAGAATCCTTTACAGAATCCTTCGCAGATTCTTTCTTAGCTGTGGCTTTCATAATGAATTATAGTGAATTATAGTAGATTATATTTTAATAAAAAATGTTCTACAACAAGGTACCAGGAGTAAAGGGGGAATATTGCAGCAAAGAATGTACTCCAAAATCCCTTTGCAACAACCAGGCCTACAATCCATAATATAATCATAATGAATGTGGAGAATTCTCTCATCACCAGCTGCTTTCGTCCACGATGGTTTTTCTTATTTGAACCCAATCACCGCCACTTGTTACATTTACGGAAACATGTAATATGGTGCCAATGCCGGAAGACGAGTCTGCCTGTAATTCAAAGAATTCAGCAGCTGGGTATTTGTTTACGAATGCTTGGATTTTATTCAAATCATCTTTTGATAAGTGTATACTATTCATTCTTCAACTCCGAAATGGTCTCTAATCTTGTTATGGATCAACCGTTTGTATTCGCATTCTTCTGAGTTAGGTGTGTGATCGTAAGCAACATCCATACATTCCTTCACAATCAACTCGGCGAACTTTTCGTATGCTGTGGCGGGTGAAGGCATAACGATATATTTTACACCAGCCTCTTCTAAAAGTTCTTTAATTCGTTCGTTCATTAATAACACTCCTCGACTGTGACATTATGTCCGAGATATTTCAACAGTTTTTTGATGCCCTCTGTTCCCATGTCTTCGTCATTATGATCCCAACGGAAACTCTTGCCGTCTACTTTAACTGTCCATCCGTCGCAGTATAGTTCAATCTCAATATCTTTCATTCTTCAACTCCGATGTTAATCAAAACGGTGTGCCCATTTGTTCTCATAATACTCGTCCATTGCTTGTACGAAAGCAGGATCGCTCATTAGACCTTGAATTGTTTTCTTGGCATAGTCTTGGACAATCAACTCGGCGAACTTGCTTGATGTAAAACTGGAATAGTCGGTACCCTCTGCACCAAAGAGGGCACCAGCCTTATGTAAAAATTTATCTATTAGTTGTTGGTTCATTCTTTATGTCCTAGTGTTGCAGGTGCGTGGTCTAACACTGAGTTAAGATAGAAATACGCATCCTCATCAGTTATTGTAACAGATAAGTCACTATGTTGTAAATCATAATCTACAAAATTATGCTCGTCATCGTAGACACGGAACATATATCCAGATTGAGTTTTTATCAAAACACCATTTACACCGTTGGCTGATACAGGTTTCATTCTTTAACTCCAAAATCTTGTTTCAAGACCAACTTAAATTCAATCTCCGGTATGCCAATTGGATGCTCTACTTTTTCTTTGACAAGTTGGTGTCTTCCTTCGGTATTTGATCTACCGAGCAACTCGCCATTATAATATACTTCCCACTCATATCCATTTTCATCGATCATTCTTTACTCCGAAGTGTTCTTTAATATGTTCAATACCTAGCAATCTTCCGTTGACCCAACCACGATTGTAGTCGGTAAGTTCTTCAGGATGATTCATAACATACTCTGGTTTCATTAGAAGGTTGGCACATTCCCTGACAATCAACTCGGCAAACTTTTCTGCATTGAGAAGCCGAATCTTTGTATCTGGGTCGGCCATATTAGGCACCCATTCCATAGCCTGTTCTTTTAGTAGTCGAATTCGTTCGGTCATACCGTTTTTCCTCTTCTTCTGATTGCTGCTTGCAATGCACAAAAATCGTCATGTGCTTTACGGGTTGTCTCCGCGTGTTTGTTGCTATAGCAATGAATAGACCACCACTTTCGTGCAAATACTTCAACCTCCCTAGCACACTCCTCTATAATCAACTCGGCAAACTTTTCGTGATCGTAAGTGGGATTGTCTTGATGCCAATCAGGAGTCTTACACTGTTCCCAAAGTTCTTTAATTCGTTCGTTCATTTATTATCCAACCGTTTAATCAGACTATTGAGTAGAGAACTGGGAGCTCGTGGATTAATAATCTGGAAACCGCCACCGGCCGCCTTTTTAATCTTGACACCAGGATTCTGTTTCTTAATTTTCTTAATCATTTCACCGTTATTGGGTTTTTTCTCTGTTTCTTCCATAATTTTCATCCTTCAAGTTTTCATATAATACAATCCACCAAAATAAGCAGAAACACACATAAAATAAAGTACGACAAACATTAAAGCACGTACTCTCCACATAGAGGAAGCAAATAGCATCCCCAGTACAAAGGAGAATAAGTTCAATAAAGTATAATCAATTGCTAAAAAGTTCATTCTTCAACTGCGAAATGTTCTATCACCGCATCGGCAACATCAAGGTAAGTGTTCTGCGGTAGATTATTGGCCACAACCTGCATGGTTTCTTTCACAATCAACTCGGTGAACTTTTCTAGGTTCTTTCCACCCACTCTAGGAAAATGAGAGCCTCCGGCTTGCAAGGCTAGTTCTTCAATTTTTTTGTTCATCATGATTCAAATATTAAAACAACATCTTCTTCTGAAACAATGTAGAAGGTTTCTTCTCCGACCTTAGTCTTCGGTGCCTTGTTCCAGTTAGGGAGTATAACATCTCCAACAGAAATGTCAAGTACTTCTGATCCGACAGAAACAACTATACCGCGATTGGCTTCGCTGGGATCAGCACGGGTCAAAATAATTCCACCGGCAGTTACTGTTTCTTTTTCAATTAATTTTACCACTAGTTTTTTGTTCAAAGGTTTAAGCATAATTTTCTTTCTATAGTTTTAACATTTCTTCGTAAGTATAGTTACGTTCCATGTAGGTTGACGGATTCTTCAAATAATTTTCAGCAAGGTCGCCTTCTCTCCTAGGAGAATGATTGACCTTAAAATTGACATTGTTTACATCTTTAAAAATATCAATAATTTCTCCCACAGTACGTGTGTCACCATAGGCCAGGTTCTCAATAGAATTACTTGGGTTATCTATGGCTTTGATGATAGCTCTGCAAATATCATTCACATGGACATACTCACGTATTGCAGTACCGTCCTTGGTCCCATAATCAGTACCATATAGAGAGAAACTACCTGAGGTAATAGCATTCGTTAGATTATAGAACAGACCATCAGGATTCGTTGCAGGATGACCGTCAGCACCAATCACGTTATAGAAACGAAATATGGTGTAGTCATTTTCTCCAAGTTTCTGTTTGATAATACTTTCAGCCATAAGTTTAGAATATGCATACGGACTACTAGGATTGGAAGCAGCGCCAGTCGATGCAAAAATAAAATTCTTATACGACAGTATTCTAAGGACATTTAAAGTGCCATCCACATTTGTTTCATAGTAATCTATTGGATCTTTTACAGATTCACCTACACGAACCAATGCGGCCAAATGAATGACTGCATCAAAGTGTTCTCCTGCCCACTCACGCAGTATACTATAAGATTTACGAATGTCGGTGTACATCCAGACCGAACGATAAATTTCAATATCAGGTCTAGTTTTTCGAATCATTTGGCAGAGATGGTTACCAATGTAACCTTCTGCGCCAGTAACTAATACTTTCATTTAATGCAAGTTTCTTTCATTCTGATAAGAAGCTTGGTTTACCTTGGCCAACGAATCTATCGGCCAAGTTCTCAGCTTCTTCCTTTACGTAACTCCTGGTGGAGTGAGTAAAAGCATTGTTAACAAAATATGCAATAGTATATACACCCATTGCATCTTTTCGCACTTCACTCTTTTTATCTTCTGCTTGGACAGAATAACAAAGTTCAAACATAATAACTCCTATGCAATTAATTCTATGAATCGGTTTAGGACGACTCTGCTTGTTTTTCTTGATGAAGAAAATTTAGAAAATGCGGTTGCAATGTTTCGCATGGTTGCATCTTCCGCTACTTCAAATTCCTTATCTTCATCTGTATCTAGGTTCTCAGCCCTAATCAAATAATATTCGTCAAAGCCAGCAGTAGTAACAACTGAATACTTGTCAGACTTAAAGTCTTTTTTCAATTTTTCATATTCATGTGGTTTTATATTCGGATAAAAGTTAGGAATAACTCCAGAAAAATTACGACCACTCAGAATATAGAAACCAACAATGTTACATTTAGTGCGTGATTTTAACAATTTAATATATGCTGTAGTCAGTTTGGTTTCATTGCTTGGATCATTGACCATCACTTCATTTTTTGTAATAGGGTCTCGAATCACAATACGTTTATTACGAGTAGCATATGTGTCATTTATATAATTACCAGCTCCGTCACTTATTGCAATAAATTGAGAAGCTTCGCCGTCTGTAAGAAATACAGTGTTAACAACTTGCAGTCGGTTTTCTTTTTGGAATTTTGGAACAATTTTCATTGCAGCAACAATACATTCATTCAATGGTGTGCCGCCTAGATTGAACCAAGCTGGAATACGGTAACGATTTAAACGTTTATAACCTAAGAGTGCTCCTGCAGCTTTTGCAAACATTGTGGCAGGCATACGATTAGATAACAAATTCAACAATTTAAATGGAGACATTACCATGTCACCACGTTTGGCTGAATGTCTCATGTCGTTCATATTTAATTTATAACAGTTTTCATCTGCGTATTCTGACGTAAAGGAATATACTTCATAGGGAATATTAACTTTTTTACAGAACATCACCAAGTTCAACAATTGTTTGATTGTATTATCGATATGATCGACCATAGAACCAGACCAATCAATGAACATAACCAGTCCATGCGATTTTCCACCTGGAATAACAGTAATTTTCTTAAACAGGTCTTCACTAAAATTGTAAGAAAAAATCTTAGACATATTCAGTTCACCAGTTTTTGAAACTGTTGCACGCTTTAATTGGTCCGCATTTTTACGCAGTTCAAATTCTTTTACAAGATAAGAAACAACTTTTTTAGAATCTTCACGGAATTTAAGAAACATTTCTGTTTGTTGTTTTACATAATGTTTAGAATCAGTATAACTATACTTCGAATCATATTCTTTGCATTCTTTTTCGTAACGAACCCACAGTTTACTATAATCAAGAACAAAGTGGTCTAGATTTAAATCTGGAACATTTCCATAGATAATTTCATCTTTAGATTTTGTTGAGAACAAACGGTTTTCATTTTGACGATATGCTTCGTCTGTTTTAGAAACAGGTTCTTTTTTACCACCAAAGCCACCGGTGCCAGGTGCTTCTTTTGAACCAGAATTTCCTCCAGTGCCGTTTTCGTTTCCATTGGAACCAGAGTTTTCTTCTTTTTCACTTTTCTCGTCGGATTCTTTCTTTTCTTCTTTTTCGCCGGCTTTTCCTGATTTACCGTTTCCTTGAATTTGGATTTCTATGTTGCCATCAGATTGTTCAGAACCTTCATCAGATTCTTTAAAATTGATGGGTAGATTTTTTAGGTCAAATTCTTGTACTTCTTCTTTTTCTCCAATTTTTTTCATGTATTCGGATACTTTTTTATACACTTCTAAAACATCATCATAAGTTTGTGTGTTTTCGATTTCTTTTAGAATGTCTGTTTCAACTTCATTGAATTTAATACCGGTTGTTGAACCGCCTTTGCAGTATAGATTCACACGGTCAATAAAATTCAATTCATTTAAATCTTGGTCTTTTGTTCCAAAAAAATCTTGGTCGACCAATTCTTTATAAGCACGAATGAAGGATTGACGAATGCCAGGATATTTGATTTTGATTTTACGTTCAATACGGGAATCTTCCAGTACATTCATAACACTCAAAGAGTATTTTAATTCGTGGGCTTTGTGTAATCCATCAAGTGGTGTCCACAATGCATGAGCCACTTCATGTCCTAGAAACAAATCATAGAGATATGTTGAAATTCCATTTTCCAAAATTGGAATAGTAAGGATACGATTTTGAACATCAAAGCTTGCCGTCGGAACATGACGTTGTTCAATGTGTAGATTTTCTGTTGCCATTAGTTTGGCAAGAATTGATTTGGATTCGATTAGTTCCATATAGCTTCCTGTGTACTGAGAATCATTATAGTAACACAACTAGATTTATTTGTCAAGGCTTTGTTGTTTTTCAGCATCAACTTCAGTAATAATTAATATTCCGTCAGAAACTTCTAAATTCAGTACGGTTCCTTCTTTCCAACCTTTCATTTCACATAACTCTGGCGGCAAAGTTAGAATTCCGTCGCCGGATCCGTCTCCAGCATCTTCAATTGTTGTTGACCAAGTAGAATCAGTCATATTGTTGCTTAAGTTTTTCATAATTTTCTAAATCCTGCTCAAATTGTGTTGTAACAGCCCAACGGCGAACCGCTTGGTTGAGCTCATTTAGTGATTCCGGCGTAAATTTGGGTTTTGTATCATTATTTTCTGTCATTTAATAATCTCCGAGTGTGATCCGCTCAACTTTTTCAGGATATTTGACTTTCCTGCTAAAATTTTTTGCGGTTTTGTGCTTTTGCACAGGTTTGATGGGAGTCCGACAATGCGGACGTTCTAATTTTACGGTAAATTTAAGATTTTTCATATTATCGCCTCATACTAGATATGTCTTTTGCTTGTTCATCAGTAAAAACAGGTACGGCGTTAGATTTATGCATTGTAGCAATACCCTTGACCATTGTTCCTGTGTAAACGTTTGTTGGCTTTTTGATAGCGACAGCTAGTCCTGTATCTAGTGACTTGATTTTTGCAGTTTCACGGACGTAAACATTCGTAACAACTGGACTTTTGATAGACAAGTTGCTGGAATATTTACTCAATGACTTGGGCTTCATATCTTCAATGGATTTGAGCCATGCGTCATATTGTGCCTGTTGTGTCTTAGGCACTTTCCGTTTTTTGGATTTGGGAGTCCTGCAATGTATAAACATAATATATTTCCGTACAAGATTTACATTTTACAGAGTTTTTCAAAATTGTCAAGTGTTTGTTGTATAAAAACAACACTTATCTTCTAAATTTCCTTGAATCTGCTTCCCAACTAGATTCTATAACATCAAATTGCGATTGGCGAGTAAAAGTTTTTTGTTTTTCTCTTTTTTTACGTTTATCGTATTGATTTTTTTCGAAATAATGATCTTCACTGTAGTTTCTATCTTTGCGAAACTTCTCTACAAATTTTGACACCTCTTAAACTCCTTTTTTCTATGGCAACATTGCCGGGAAAGCTTCTTTGACGAACTTATAATCTAAACCTTTAACGCCAAAGTCTTTTCTGAAAATACCCATGATAACTTCTGCTTCACGGGGTTCTAGATTTTGTAACAATTCTACTAACAGTTGCTCACGCTTTTTATCTGTTAATTTATCAGCAGTTTCATTGCCTTTTTGAAACATGTATAGTTTCCGCATTTCTGTTGATAGTTTTGCATAACTCATTCCTGCGGGAACATCTTTTATTACATAACCTTCAGGAACTTCATCGAAATACCATTTTGGTTGTGGATGAAAACCTAGTTGTAATACTTCGGTTAGAACCTTGGAAAGATTTTTTCCAATAATGTCCATTCGTTGTTGCTTTGTTTTAGCAGTTTCAAATTCGTCAAATACTTCATATATATTTTTCATTAAAATTCCTCAATTACTTCCATTAAATTTTTCAGTTTATATTGAATAAAATAGTTAAACATCTTTTGTTTAGATGCAGGCTTAGTTTCATCATAAGTATTTATGATTTTCTCTTTGATATCACCTGGGATTAACATCAAATCAATTAGTGTTTGGTTCCTTGAGAATCCTATACGTGCATTTTCATCTTCCCATTCCCCGTAATGTTGACTCATCAATTTATCAAGTTTGTTCTTATTGATTGTGGTTTGCCTAACTCCTCGGACAAAACAATCAGATGGTGAAAGAACATTAGGTATTCCATCACCTTTATCACCTTTTATAATTTTCTCTTTGAGTTCATTTGATGGGTTCTCAGATTTGATATATTTCTTTTGTACAGGATTGTATTGCTTGATGTTTGCACCATAACGCTGTAATTGTAGAAAATCTCCGTCACTGGAAAGTATTAATATTTTTTGGTGAGCAACAAATCTTGGTGCAAGTGTACCAATAATGTCATCAGCTTCTGCACCTTCAACATCGATAACTTTATATGGGAAGTTTTCTTTTAATTCTTCTTTGAATTTAGTCAACAATTCAAAAATCAGATGCCAATCTAATGCAGACTTTTCACGAGTTGCTTTACGACCTGCCTTGTAGAATGGAAAGAATTCCTTGCGCCAATATTTACGGTTGTCACAACAGAGTACAACTTCTCCGTATTCGTTGCGGAACGTCTTTAGGTGCATCCTAAGAATGTTTAATACCATGTGTCGGACTAAGTTTTCCTCCAACTTAATTCCTTTTTGGTTTGATATTTGTGCCATCAAACCTGCTAACAAAACCTGGTTAAGGTCAACGAGAATCATTATAAATCCAGTAGTTGTAAAACTCTATATTATCACACTTGGTGAAATTTGTCAAATATTCCATCCATAAGTTTACCAGATGTTGTTGTTTTTTTGCAAAAAACACCATAAAAATCCAAAGGAATTAACACTGAGATATATTCCAATGGTTCAATTAAAATTGCGTCAAATCTTTCCAACTTGTCAACATCACCGTCTTTATCTTTGAAAATGATAATATCATAACAATCGCCTAAATTTGAACCGCCAAGTTTTTTTCCTTTTTCCTTCAATTCATTTAGTTCTATATGCACATCATCTTCTTTTTCTCCGGGAAGAAACATAAACGTGTCATAATTTTCATTTTCAAATTGTTTTAAGTATTCTAGCATTGTAATCCTTGATATGTGATTTTCTTACTCTAACCATAATCCAGTTGTTGTAATATTCATCACCTTCCATAACATTGTGTGCAAATTGTTCTTTTGCTTCAAGATAACTACATTCGCCTTTTGATTTACAAAGATGCATTATTTCTCTTTTGAATTTTTCTTTTCCATAGAGAACAACATCTTTTTGTAATTCTTCACTACTTCCATAGTAAGTTGGCCAGTCACTAACCACTTTGAATTTTTTCTTTTTGCCTTTAACTTGTCTTGTCTTGGAGAAGTAAAAAAGTTTCTTACCAATATATTTTTTACCTGTCTCTAGGTTTGTTATCATATAAACAAACCCGTAACTATCTCCAATTAAATCTTCTGTGAAATTTAAGTTATTGTATATCCAGTTTATTCCCATTTTAAGTCATCTTCATCAAGGTCATTATCCTCTATATATTCTTCGGATAATTCTTCGATGGGTTCACCACAAAATGGACAGAATTCTGGCATTTCTTGTGAGGTTAGTTCTTCATAATATTCAACTTCATATGTTGATTCACAACTTAAACATTCACCTGATACTATTTTATTTTTCATTACTAACTCCCGTTATTGTTATTAATTAGCCCAAACATCACCCCAATCACCAGACAAAGCTCCCTTTGCATAATCAGTTGCCCGATTCTCAAAGAAATTTGTATGCGTTGGTGCATTAATCATTTCTTCAACCCATGGTAGTGGGTTTTTCTTAACTTTAAAAATACCCTTTAAGCTCAAAGAAATTAATCTACGGTCAGCAATGTAACGAATATATTTCTTCACATCTTCAGCAGACAAACCTTCCATGCCACCTAAATTGAAAGCTAGGTCAATAAACTTATCTTCAAGTTCCACCATCTTTTCTGCAATGGTGTAAATACGAGATTTAAGCTCATCGTTCCAGATTTCTGGATTTTCACCTATGTATGTGCGGAATAACTTAATCATGTTTTCAGCATGTTGTGTTTCATCGACAATCGACCACGTAACAATCTGGCCCATACCTTTCATTTTACCCTGTCTTGGAAAATTCAATAACATGATGAATGATGAAAATAATTGCATGCCTTCTGTGAATGCAGAGAATACAGCAATTTGTGTTGCGGTGTTTGATTTGGAACTAACTTGTTTGGAAATATCCATAACATAGTCATGTTTCTCACGCATTTCAGCATACTCGGAAAATTCATTATATGTTGTTTCAGGTAATCCTAAAGTTTCAATCAAGTGTGAATAAGCCGCAACGTGTAAGGCTTCACGAGCAGCAAAGCCCATCAACATCATCCGTATTTCAGGTTGAGGAAAATTTGGTAGATAGTTATTAACATAACCACCAGCAACGTCAATATCACCTTGTGTAAAGAAACGGAATATATGAGTTAAGAATTTCTTTTCTTCAACTGTAAGTTTTTTCTTCCAATCTTTGGTGTCTTCCATCATTGGAACTTCTGTATGTAACCAATGACTTTGTTCATGTTTTAACCATGCATCATAAGCCCATGCATAATTGAATGGTTTAAAATATGTACGTTCTTGTGTAACGTCCTGTTTTGTTTTCTTTATCATATCCGTCCTATTTTTTCATTAATTTATCTACAAAATCTAGCAACAATTTGTGATGCTTACCGTTATGATATAAACCTTTCATCCAACTGTAAGAGTTATACCAGTGTATCTCACTCTCTGGATGACAACCGATTATCCCAATGTTACGTTGAATGATAGCCATTGCATCTCCATTGCAATATGTTGCAATAGTTTCAAATTTATTGTTGTCTCCAACTAATGCACATCCATCATAGAAAAACATTTTTTCAGGTTGATTGTTCCATATGACCGACAGGTTTTTTGCATGTGGTCTGTGAGTACAAGTATTTGGTTGTTTTATATATTGTACTGCATCAACATCTTCTAATATATTTAAATATTCTCGACCAGCCCAATAAGCACCCATGCAAATACCGAGATACTTGCCGCCGTCAGCAATAAACTTTTTTATGCGTTCACCGTTAGCAGAAAAACACATATCAAATTTACTAGCATCGCCGATGCCGCCAGGTATTGCAATACAATCAACATCATCAAAAAAATTATCTTCTAATTCATGTTTAGTGAAAATTTTGAAGTTATATTTTGGAGATAACGCTTTGATTATTCCATTATCCGACTGTATAGAACAATATGGTTGATGTACGAATACAGCAATAGTTGGTTTCATTTAAGTTTTCAACCAGGTTTCCAAATCACTTTTCTTTTTCATGCCGGTCATCCTTTTCATTTGAATGTTTCCATCCATCATTACTAAAGTTGGAACAGACCTAATACCAAATTCCATTGAAGTTTCAATTGATTTATCTATATCTATAACTTCAATTGGAATACCACAATTAATTTCGTCCAACATAGTTGCCATTGTTTTACAAGGAGCACACCATTCAGCTGTAAATCTTAATACTCTTTTCATTTTTTTATCCTTCACAAGCTATACAATCATTTCCTTGAGCAATTTGTGTCATATCAATTTCTTTGATTACTTGTCGCTCAATTTTCTTTGAAACTTTATCAGCTTTGCCAATCTTTTCAGAACGGCAGTAGTACAAAGTTTTCAAACCTTTTTTCCAGGCCATAAAGTGTATGGCATGGAGATACTTAATATTAACATCTGGTCTAAAGAACAGATTAAGTGACTGTCCTTGGTCTATGTATACTTGTCTATCAGCAGCTAAATCAATCACCCAACGTTGGTCAATTTCCATTGAAGTCTTGAACACCGCTTTGGTATTTTCGTCCATCCATGTTAGGTGCTGTACAGAACCATCGTTTGCAATGATTGTAGACCAAATATCATTGTAATCGTCACTTGATATTGTTTCACCGTCACCAGCAAGATGTTCCTGAATCACTTTGTCTAACCAACGATTCTTGTTTAGAAATGATCCTGATAAAGTGTCCTGACGGTAAGCGTTAGCACGGTAAGGCTCGATACTAGGGCTAGTATTTCGCATGATGATAGATGAAGAAGCATTTGGAGCAATAGCCATAGTATGACTAAAACGCTGGCCAGTGCCGATAGCATCAGGAGCTTCTCCGCGTTCCGATCCCAAAATTTTATTAGCTTCATCTAATTTTTCCTTAATTGATTTGAAGATTTTGTTGTTTACAACTTTAGCCATAACACCTTCAAAAGCAATTCCATTTCGTTGCAAATAAGCATGAAATCCTAAAGCACCAATACCAATAGAACGTTCCCTCATAGCACTATATCTTGCTCTATAAATACTATCAGGTGCATGTGTGATGAAATAATCTAAAACATTATCCAACATTTCAGCAACATCTTTTAGGAATAATGGTTCATCTTTCCATTCATCATAGTTCTCCAAATTCAATGATGATAGGCAACAAACAGCTGTTCTATCTTTATCTGTCGGCAATATGATTTCGGAACACAAGTTTGATTGATGTACTTTTAGACCTTTATCTTTTAGATGTTTAGGTAACATTTTGTTACTTGTATCAATGTAATGAATATAAGGTTCACCAGTATGCATACGCAATTCTAGAATCTGTTGCCAAAGGTTTTTGGCTGAAACAGTTTCACGAATCTCTTTACTATATGGATCAACTAAATTCCATGAATCGTCTGCATTTGCATCCAACATACAATTCTCAATCAATTGCATGAAGTCATCGGTAATATTTATTCCGTGGTGTAGATTCAGGCAACGTACATTTGGATCACCTGTTGGCTTACGCATTTCTAAGAACGGAATAATGTCTGGATGACTAATATCAAGGTAAGCAGCATAACTTCCACGGCGAGTACGGCCTTGGCGATAAGCCAAAGACGATGCATCGTAAATTTTGAGGTGCGGCATAACGCCAGTTGATTTGTCATCCGCCGAACGTATCCCAAAGCCGATACCAACACCACCGCCAAACATAGACAACCAATTAGTTTCAGAAAGATTATCAACTAGACCTTCCGCTGTATCATCAATGAAATTAAGGAAACAAGAGATTGGTAAACCTTTTTTAGAACGACCATATGAAAGAATGGGTGTTGAATAAGAAAGCCAATGTTTTGAGGAATAGTCATATAATCGTTGAGCGTGTGCATTGTCTGTTCCAAATGCGGTCGATACATATGCAAATCTTTCTTGCGGCGATTCTTCATTTTCTTTCATATAGGACTCTTTAAGTCGCTTTATGCCCAATTCATCAAAGAGTTTATCTCTTTCCAAATCTATATTTATTCCCATGTATTCCATGTTTATTCCTTGTTATTTTCTAAAATACTTTTAATATCTGGCGGCGTCCAACCTTCAGGCTTCAATACTTTTCCATCATTTCTTTTTAAAACTTTTCCTGTTTCTTGGTCAATCTTGGCTAAATTACTTCTTGCAACTTCATTCCAAATTTCTTGTTGTGGTAATTGTAGTGTGTGTTCTAGTCCTTCAATCACCCATTTTAAATCTGCACAACCATCTGCAATTTCAACCATATCTTTTTCAAAATATGCTTTTACAAGTTCATCAAATTCTTCACGTATTAATCTAAAATATAGTTCTGCTTGTTTGTTGAAACCTGTTTCAGTTTGACCACAAGCTTCCATAAATTTCTTCACATCATCGGAACTATTCATTAACATACTCCTTAATCATGGGAAAAATTGGTTCAATTGATGCAGCACAGGCAAGAGCAACTTCTCGGTGTTCTTTCTGTGTGCCATTTGCGCTTCGGAGTTGTATATAGTGTACCCAAGAGCGGAGCGTTCCGTTCATATACATTCGGGATTTTGTCATACCTTCAGGCAAAACTGCGCGAGCTTGTTCTTTTGCAATACCATTGTTTATTGCCCAATGATACGTATCCAAAATTTCATCCATTACTTGGTGCTGTCTTTGTCTCCATGTTTCAGCAAGTTGAGCATCATCTGTCTCTATGCTATTCTGACGATTCTTAGTATCTTGTAGTCTAGCTTCTTTTAACTCATAACCAAGTTGTGAAGCATCAGCATAACGCTGGCTAAATTCTTGGAATGAAAAAGAACGGTGACGGAGAATCTGCCGAGCAATGTCTCTTGTAGTTTCAATCTCCAAGCACACGGAGACCATCTCCAGTGGCGACCAGTGTTGGTTATTAATCAAGTATCGAACCAACTTCTCAGCAGTCTCCGAGTTGTTTTGGTTCGTTGGATTAGATACACGGGCAGCGTATGCCACTTGTTCTAATAAGTTTTTACCATCTACTCCTTGAGAGTACGAAATCAAATTTACATTCATATTTTTTTCCAATTCACAAATTCCATTTTAGCCCTAAGATTCACAAAAGTGTGTTTCTCCATTATATCATGCAATTCTTCAATGTCAAATCCTGTTAGAATCATTTCATTGATATCTTTGTCCTGGATCATTGCAGGCCAAACAATAACATTAAAATGATTATCAATTGCATGTTCCATCAATTTGACAATTTCTTTATTCCTAGGTTCATTATCAAACACTAGGACAATCTTTGATTTATCTAGATATTCTGCGGCTGATTCTAGTGCAGAGCTGGCGACAGCCACAGAATTATTAATGAACATTGAATCGATAGGTCCTTCAAAGACGTAAATAGATTCTTCTTCATTGACACGGTTGATTCCAAACATGCGTGGAACATCGTCCATTAGTTTAATTGTGATGTAACGAATCTTTGACTCACCTAGTGCTCTGCCTTGAAATCCAGTCAGGTTTCCTTCTTTATCAAAGAAAGGAATAATTAGCCGTTGATCGCCTTCTTTTAAATCTTTTTCAACGCCAAACGAATCGACAAAAGCCTTAAAGTCATCCGCATAATAAAGCTGCGAATACATCTTCTTCGGAATCTCTCGACCAACAACATATCTTTTAGCAAAGTGTTCGTTTGGTAAAGATTCGATAGTTGGTAAATCCAACGTTTTGATAAAAACTGGTTTTGTTTTAAATTCTGAAAACGCAGGTTCAGGAGAATTGGTGTTTGCCGAATTCTTATATCGTTCTAGTTGATATTCCTCAACCAAGTTTGGATCCACTTGTTTAAGGAAGTTAAAGAACGATGTGGATGCACTACAATTATGGCACATGTAAAAGTAATCATTCTTCTTACGATAGACGTATCCACGACACTTAGATTTGTTTTTCTGTGAGTCTCCACAGAGAGGACACCGAAAGTTGTAGAGGTCGTCCTTTTTCTTGGAAAACCTTTGCAATTTTGGTGATAGTAGTAATAGGAAATTTCTGTCAATAAAGACGCTCATAATAAAACCAGGAAGTTAAGTTATTTCAGACTGCCTAGTAGTGTATCAAAATTTGTGTGAGAAATCAACCATGATAGAACAAGTATGCCACCGGCAACCATCCACTTCCATTGGAGTAATTTGTCCAAGGATTCTTTTTCTTTAGAATTGTGTTCCTGCATTTCTTTTCGGAGTAGTTTTATTTCCTCCAATAAAGTTTTTTCAGTTATTTGAACTTTGTCCAAAACGGTATCAATTCTATCATGGAGTTCTTTAATGTCCATATCTGTTTCTTTTCTACGGTTGTCGATGTTTTCGTAAACCTTTGTTAACTGCTGGTCGTGCTGATTCACAAGTCTTTCTATGACTTGATCCATTTTACTACACAATGTTGTTATTGTTTCTACCTTGGTTTTCAATATACCAACATCAACTTCCAATTTTCTTACACTATTATCTATTTCCATTTACTTTTTCACAGGAACTGCTGTGCCTTCTAATTTTTTATGAACTTTCATTTCTTTACAATTCTGTCTCACTTTACCTTTAGCATCTTTAACAGGTTGGCCTGCTTTGTCTTTAACATCGACGCATACTTTGGTTTTTTCTGCTGCATAAACTGTTGTTGTTATACCAAATAACAATGCAAGTGATAAAATTAATGTTTTCATTTTAGTGGTTCCTTTTTAGCAAATTTTTCTGATGCAGTAAATCCCAATCCAGCTATAACGATATACATCATAGCGTCATATGTTTGTGGAGAAACTTTGTAACCCCAAAACAACTCAGCAATAAAAGCTATACCACACATTAAAAATGCTAAGAAGGTTATTACTCTTTTACTGCTGACGGATTCGTCCGTTCCGTCATTTAACATACTAGTTATAAAATTCATTATAGTTCCGGCTGAGGTGCAGGCGCAGGAGCAGGTTTACCACCAAAACCTGTAATAACTTGTGGTTGTGATACACTTCCAAAAAAACTTGTTACTGGTGTAGAGAAACTAGGTGTTGAAAATGTTGGTGTAGGTGTAGGAGAACTTGGTGGTGGTCCTGAAACTACTGGAGGTTTATTTGCTGCGGTCAAAGCTTGAGCTCTCAAGTCTTTATCATTACCGGCAAGCATTATACCTGATAGTGTGCCTGTCAAGAATGTAGCAATAGGAATAATCAACTCAAAGAATTTTTGGTCAATTGGAGAAATTGCATTCAATGGTTGTGTAACAAAGATAATTGAATATAGAACAACGAAAACAATTCCTGTTAGTGTTAGTGCGAGACAAACACCGATAAAGAATTTCAATCTGGCCATCAATTGTTCTTCTGTGTATATTGATTCATTATTTTGCACAATTTTCTCCTTGTTGTACTGGCGGGCAGGTTGGTGCTGTATTTACCATATTTAATTGTTGTTTTGCTAATATATTCTGTGCTTCTTCTGGAGGTCCTAATCTAGGATCACGTTGGCCTTTGAACACATGTTCTACGCAAGTTCTTGTTACATCACAAGCTGGTTTTTGACAAATTGGTTTATCCCAATTTTCAGGGTCCTGACAGGGATAACGAAACCTATCTCCACCAAAAATTACTAACGAAAGTGGGAGTAAAATTAAAGAGATGCCAAGCAACAACAATTTTTTATCTTTCACATTAAACTCCTAAAACATGTAATGCATGTTCATAATGTTTAATTCTGTCTTCCAATCCAATTGTTCCACCGTTAATGCGTTTAGTCAATGTTAGAATGTCACCTTTGTCTGCCCATTGGTTTAGGTTGTTTGTTTCCCAGAACCAACAAGCTGATTGTGCAGCACCTTCAAAGGTTGCCATATATTCTGCGGCTTCTTCTACGGAGATTTGTAATGAACCAGCAAAAAAACTATAATTGTCTTTACCTGTCAATTGAATAAGTCCACGACCACGATATTTGTATCCGTCACCTGATGCTTCATCACCATTACCCATACGGCTTGCATAAACACGATTTGCAATAGCTTCCTGTTTATTTTTACGTGAGCAATATTCATTAGCAATTGCATCATCGGGGAAATACTTAGGGAAAATCTTGCGGAGTGTTGGTGGCTTGTAATTCAAGTTTTCTTGAAGTGCAGTAAACCCACCGGATTCATGTGAACACTGTGCAATGAAAGCGGATACACGTTGGGGTGTATTAATTTCATAGTCTGGTAACAGTTGAACCAAGGCGTGATGCCAGTGGTCAACATATGGATTTTTAGGAAGTAATTGTTTTAATTGTTGTAGTGATAGTTCCATTATTTTATTCCTTCAAATATATTTTTTTGTATTTGGTACCATTCAATCCAAGCATCATTTTTTACAGCACAGGTATAATACTCTGTATAATTATTAGTAATAGTTTTCGCAATGTCTGATAACTTAGCGTCTTCATTTACTTTTTGTAATTGCGGACACTTAACTAACAATCGTTCCGGCACTTCGGGAAATTTAGCAACAATAGGAACTGTAGTGGAACAACCGGTTAATAGGATGAAAAATAAGAGAATTAAATATTTCATTTTGGTGCCTCAGCTGCTTTATTGTGGGCCTGTATAAATTCTTTTGGAATTTCACATTCTCCACCAGGCAAAAACTTCGTATCATACTTGACAATTTCTTTGTCGATATATTGTATGATATCTTCACCACGCTGTTTGATAACTTGTGTTTTTGTTACAACTTTGGTTTCTATCTTTACGTTTTCTTTTACTGATTCAACCTGAGCCGCTTCTACTTTTGCTTCAAGTTCTTGTACTCTGGCCAACCAAGCTTCTTCATTTGAGATTGCACCAGACATGTATGTGCCTATGGCTATCAGAACCACAGAGATTAATTGTATTGGAGTTTTATAGATGTAGATTGCGGGAAGTGGAATGAATCTCAATAGGTAAGTTGCAGCAAGACCTAACAACCCAACAATAATGGTTGCATAAAATGTCCAAAATGGCAACCATTTAAGTATCCACATACTACATCTTTGGAGGACTACGTTTGAATGTTGGTGTCATAATAACACTCTTTTTCTTTTTCAAGTTGACACCAGGTTCTCCGCCTTGGCCACCTGTGCCTGCGATAGCTCCGCCACCAACTACATTTGTCGGTCCAGCAACAGCCATGCCGTCTTCTTTCATATAACTTTCTTTGATATTTGCAATAAAATCATAATCATCCATAGTCAAAACACCTTTATTGCGAATATCTATTAATTTTTCAACAACACGATGAAGGTCCATATCTGATTTAATATCTTCTCTTGCCAACTCTAAAACACGAATCATCAAAGGTATATCCAATATGATCGTATCTTTTTTATCAGCTTCAATTACAAATTGTTTGAATGTAAACATTAGCAATTCCACTTTCTTAATGCTAATGCTTTGCGTGAAGGTTCGCCATTAGGTTTCTTCATCGGTCCTTCCATACCACCCATTCTAGCACAAAATGATTTACGGCGATTTGCTGCTTTAGAACCTGGTTTCAATTTTGATGGTTTTGTAGTCACTGCCATACTTAACTTTGAACCAGGATTTTCACGGCGATAAGATGCAATACCTTTTCTGTTCAAACCACCCTTTGGATCTTTTCCTTCTTTGCGGCGCCATGCGGCCGACTCATATAGTTCTTCGTCTGATATATCTGCAAATTCTTCCCAAATAATTTCAGGATCAATATGATGTACTTCTGAAATTTCCATAACCAGTTCTTCAATAATATCAAACATTGCTTCCACTTCTTCAAGTTCTTTCACATGGTCTTCTTTTTTACAACTGCCAGGAGAAAAAGGAGTTTTGCCGGGAACAGGTTTATGACCTGGCCAACATCTACCCTTTTCATCTATAAAACTTCTAAATGTTTTCATATATTTCTTAGTATGTCTGCTATTTTCATATCAACGGATATTAAATCGGTGTCTATGTTTTTACCTCTTATACCCATTACTGTTTTTGGCAATATATTTAAAAATAACAAAAATGTCTTTAATGAATCATAATCTTTTTCATCTATACGAAAGAACAATATTCTTGTTGTCGCTTCAGGACCAAAAACATTATTTAAAAGTATAATATGATTAAGTATTAATCTTTCTTTGATATTCTTAGTGGCCTTATATCTACGAAATAACCTTTTTAGGTATTTTGTTCTTTTTAAGTCTCCTTCGAACTCTGACATTAAGCAACTAGGTGATGTATAACATTTTACTGCATACATCACAAAGTTGTCTTCGTTTAAATCATCAAAAATCATTATAAAGGAAATGCATTAAGTGTTAGCGAATGCTCTACCCCAAGATGTATTTCCACCGGCAGTATTTGTAGAAGAAGCTTCAGTCAAACATACTAGCGTTTCTCTGATGTAACGTACTTCACCAGTTAGTCCATTTGTTTTCTTTCTGACATGAACCCAGCCTGCATTTGGATCTCCACCAATTTTATTATTTGCGTCAGTTAATCTTGTATCTGTTGCAAGAACCGTGTCTGCAAAGTAAGTATTAGAAACTTCACCTGTTGGTCTTACAATAGCTGCATCAAATGCAATTACTGATCCTTCTGGAATAATTCCTGTAGTTGCTGCTGACATTGTTACTAAATTTCCCGCAGACACAGCATTTGTTGTGACATTCGAGAAGAACATGCCTTGTGTGCCGTTTGATGAAAGATTGGCGGCCGCAGCACCACTAACCATATTAACATACAATCCGCCTAGAACACCAACTGTGCTAACATTTGCAGCTAATGTAAATTTAATACTAGTTGCGCCTGCGGCTGTCGAGTTAGCGGTAGTTAATTGTGCTACTGTTCTTGTTTGGCGTTGAGAAGGCCACTCTGGATGTCCAAAGTTACCTGGTGTTTGTGGGGTATCGGTTTTATTCCATACGTTTGACATTTTTTCTCCTTGGGTAGAAAGGTATTCTATCTATTTATTGTTCTTGTGGTTTCTGTTTAATTTTATCCATACTTTTGTAATCCGGCATTTTACTGCGGTTCTTCATCATAGGATCAATTTCAACGGTATCTCTTGGTTCACCAGTCAATGTTTTACCACCTTTTAGTATTAACCTTGCATTTGGCTTATTATCACCCATGTTTTCTACACCGTCATATTTTTTAACTGATGGCTTTTTACCATAAGGCTTTGCAGCTTTATCGTCTTTCTCCCAATCATACATATCTTCTTGAACCTTGCGGGCCAGTGCGTAGAATTCTTTTACAATCTTTTTCGTGGTTTTGCGTGGTGCAACTTCTTCTCCACCATTTGCACCATCAGCAGGTGATTGTGTTGCAGCTTGTGGATCACCAACGCCTTCTTGTTCTAGGCGTTTTTCTGCTCTATTAATACCAAGACTTCTTCTTGTAAATTTGTGACCAGCAGCATTTCCAGATTTTGCATCAATCTTATTCTTTAAAGCTTTACCAATCGTTGTAAATTGTTTGTCTTGGTCTTTTTCAGATTTATTAACATATGAATATAGAGTATCTTTATTCAATTCTTCAATAGGTTCAACTTCTTCATTTTTTGTTCTACTTCTTTTTTGCATTGCATAATAAGCAGCAAGAGCCATTTGCATACGTTGTGCTTTAGATTTGCCATCAAACTTTGGATTATCTGAATGAACAAAATCGTGGATAAAATTATAAGCAGTTGAATTTTTAGATAAAGCTTCATCTAAATTAATTTCTTCTTCCAATTCGTTTGTAGATTTTAAGTAATCTAGTGAAGTTGTGATGTAATCTTCCGCTTTTGTAATTTTGGATTGAACCCACTCTGGAAGATTTTCATCATCTTTAAGTATATCTTTTAATTCTGCGGCAGCTCTACAAATTGTTTGTAGTTGTGTTTTAGCCATGGCACCTTCATAATCGTATTCGCCTTCATCTTTGGCTTCCACCACAACTTGCTTTTTAGCTTGTTGAATCTTTGCTTGTATTAATTTTAACTGTTTGCTCAATGGGTCGTTTAGTCCAACACGACCTCCATCTTTTACAATAGCATCAATCTTGTCGCTGTGTTGGCTTGCTTTGGCTCTTAATGATGCTAAATTTGTTGAACCTTCCGCCACACCTTGCTCTTTGATATTTTTATTCTGTTTCTGAGCAGCCAAGTGATTCAAGTAAGCAGCCTTTTGCTTTTCCGGACTACGCATATCAGTTGGGTCAAACCAGTCACTTTTCTTGATTGGTTTTTCTTGTTCCGAGCCTTCCGCCACACCCTGCTCTTCTGGTCGTTTGAAATTTGGACGAGGCGCCTTACCACTTAGAAACTTGCCAACATCGGACCAATGCCCCACTACTTGGCCTTGTTTGTTCAGTGATACAATTTTATCATCTTTTTTCGTAATAGTATACCCACTACTCTTAGCCTGATCTTTCCAATCATACCAACTTGTAAATTTATCGGATTCATTCAACGAGCCTTCCGCCACACCTTGCTCAAGGGTATCTTCTAATAAATCTTTTTGTGTTAGCACTTTAGAATTTCCGTGAGCATCGTAGAAACCAACATATTTTCCTGAAGAATTGTATGCGGCTTTAGCTAAAGACCGATCTGGGTGGTTCTTTATTTTGACTTCTCCATGCAGTTTTTTGATATTCTTCATCCATGTATCATAATCGTATTCGCCTTCATCTTTGGCTTCTGCCACAGGCTTCTCATCATTTGCAAACTGTTTCTTGGTTGCCTTGACGATACCAGAGAAACGCTTGTTAGCCTTCTGGATGTTTTCTCTACCACCAGCTTTGTCTAGATTAGAAGCTTGTTGCCCAGCAGCAGTTTTGTAACGACCTAGTAATTCATTTGAGACTTCATCAATTTGGTCTTCTTCATAGATTCCGTGGTCTCTTTTCCATTTGATAAAATCGCCAGTTTTAGATTGTGACACTTTTTTATTTTTGGCAATGTAGTTAACATTCCAACCTTTAGATTTATAGAATTGTTGTAACAGATTTGAACGCTTAGATGTGATGTTTTCAGCCACGTTAGCCTTTGCTGACCAGGGTTCATTTGGGTCAGTAAAACTGCTACGAGGTGAAATAGATGTTGGTTTTACAACATCTTTGATAACATCTTTTTTACTTTTCATTCTTTTCTTCCGAAGTTCCTGTTTTGCCTAACATTTCTTTGATTTTCTTAAATGTAGGTCTAACAGCCTTATTGATTTCTCTGTGTGTTGCAGAATCGGTAACAAAAGTAGAAGGAGTTTCTGTACCTTTGCCTTCAGCTTTTAATGTTGCTGATTTCCCACTGAAATGTGCATTTGCAATCTTAACTTCAGGATCATTAGAAATTGTAGGACCTTTAAGTGTATCAACTCTTATAGATTTTTTGCCTTTATTTTCACCAACAACACTTTGCATTGCACCAATGTCTTCACTTACGTCACCAAATTCCTCTTTCATTCCTTTTTTCATTTTGGATAGCATTTTTTTGCCAGGTTGGGCCGCAGCAGTGTCTTTCATTTTTTGCTTTTGCTTTTCTACTGCGGCTCTATATTCAGGACTGTTTATATCTCTATATGGAGTTTTTTGTTTTTCTTTTGAGCCTGAACCCTCATCTAGTTCAACTTCTTCTTTTTTAATTGAAGCAGAAATTGCTTTGCGGCGATTCTTTAAATATCCATCTGTCTTATTTACGTTGCCATCATTATTGATATCTGCATCTTCTTTACCAACTGGATCAAGGCCTTCTTTTTTCATTCTTAATAATTGGAAATCTTTTTTGTCCAATTTACCGTTGCGGTTCTTGTCCAACTCATGTTGATTACCTTTTAATTCTTCTTTGACTTCTTTTTTAGGAATAGCCATTTTAGCTAAATGTTTAACTCTAGAAGCATCACCGTGTCCAGGTTTTGTATCTGGTTTTTTGTATGGACCATCAAATGGAGCGTCTTCTTTTTTCTTTCCAGGCTCAAGAAGCAATTTTTTATCTTCAGCTAGAACAGACTGTACAGCGTCTATCATTGATTGTGAAACACTATTCTTAGTAAACATTATTTTGCTCCTGATTTTTCTTTTGATTTTTTAATCGTAATACCCGATTTGATGTATTTATCTGTAGGCATAACCAGAGGTTCTTTATTCATTGCACCACCCATAACACCCACAACTCCCATTTCATTTCCAGTTTCACCTGAATATACAGACTCTTTGAAACCTTTAATTCTTTTCTTTTCACCTAGTGGATTTGGATTAACATTTTTTGGTTTAGCATCCAAACCTGGTGCAGCGACATTCTTATTGTCGAATTCTTCTGCTTCACTATATGTTTGATTGCCTAATCCAGCACCAGCAGAACTAGAACCACCACCACTTCTTGCATTCATTGTTGGACCAATACCACCTGGATCACCAACTCGGCCGGCAGATAATGCAGTTTTCTTTTTATCAGTTTCTTTGTCTTTATTGAAATTGGCTTCCGCATAAGTCCTAAACGCATATGTACTGTTTGACTTTTCATCACCGTCACGCACATCATCTTGCTTACCTAACTTTTTCTGAAACTGCATGAATGGACTATTATTGTCTTTCAATACTTTAATCTTAGTCTTAGAACTTTCGTAGAGACCTTTGAAACGATTACCGTTTTGCAAAGATTCTATAATAGAACTGGAAGATAGAAACTCTTTTGTCAGATTGTAAGTTTCTGTAATATCTTCTTCTTTTGATTCCAAGACACCAGAGTTATCAAATCTTACAAAATCTGTAAACATTTCTATAAGTTTTTCTGCATTCTCTTGTGCTTTCTGCCATTTGTCTTGGCGAATAGATTCCATCATCATCTTAGACAATAATGTATTTCTTTCTTTACTTACATTATCTGTCGTATCAACAAACACCATCATTGTTTGATAACCAAGTTCTTCTAATTCTTCTTTGATACGGCCAATCTTTTCCAAATCGTCTGCTGGTCCATTAATAATCAAGGGACTACGAGTTCTTACAGACTCATATTTTGGATTCATAGACCTCATTGCAAGCTTGTGTTTATCATTTAAGATATCCAAAACTTGTGAGAAATTATGCTCAACAATCTTTTGTGAAGCAATGCATTCACGGACAATAATGTCTTTACCTGAACCTGGACCACCAGTCACGAAGATTGCTTTATGGCGACCATAACTGTAATCTTCGTGTAAACCCATTCCTTTACGAACATCGTGCATTAATTCTTTTGCATGATGTTCAGGTACATGCGTGGGAACACCTTTTCTGAATGATTTTAAATCATTATTCTTGGCATGTTCACGCATCTTGGTGCCTGACATTCCTTCTGTTCCTTCAGCGTCCGGGTCTCTCTGACCAGCAGAATGAACAGTTATCTTCTTGAAATTATGTAGAGCACCAGGATGTGTTCCATTGTACTGGTGCAACTTATCGTGCATTTCTTTAACACGGTCAGAACCAACGACCATGTGTAAATGTGTTACACCTTTTTTATTTAATTCAGCTGCATGTTGTAAGAATGTTGGTTTCTCTTTAGAAGACGCCTCAAAATTTGTATCTGGAGAATATCTCTTTAAGTGTTTTAATTTCTGAGCAGCCGACAGTGGGTTTTTCTTTGTATCTTGTGAATGAGAAACAACAACAGAGTGCTCTGCATCTTGTTTCTTTGCAACTTCTTTTACTTTGTCAATAAGTTTCAAATGGCCAGTAGTCGGAGGATTCATCCGGCCAAAGGACATTACATGGTGAGATTCACCAGTTACTTTTTCTTGTATAACTTCTAAAAAGGATTTCATTTAGTTTGTGTGGCCCAAAGTTTTTTTGAATTTTTCCATATGTTCATCACTGTCTAAATCGACATGACTCTTGTTTAGGCCTTTTTTTCCATCAGGATGGAAAGCAACGGTTCTTGCCGTTTTGTTGCCTTTTTGTTTTTCTCTGATTCTCCATTCACCTTTACCTGAAATCTTAGGTAAACCGTGGCCAGTTTCATCATGTTCACCAACTCGGTAAGTGCCGTGGCCTCCAACTTGTAATACATGTACATGGTGGTCTTTTAAATAACCTTCAGCTGGATGTAAATTTGGATGTTTAATTACAGTTGTTTTTGCACGACCAGATTCAGTTGAACTGGCTTTATCAGGACTTGGTTCATGTTTATTCATGTGAGCAAGAACACCAGATTTTTCAATATGTTTTGCATATTCTGGTCTTTTCTTTTTAGCTGCATCACCAACATGCCAACCTTTTTCTTTTGTGTGGTGTATTGTCAATTGGCCCATTGCGGCAGTAACACCATTCTTAGTTTCACCGTTAAGTAAACCACCAGAAACCGAACCTGCGTGAAATTTACCTTTTTTCTTATTCTCAACAGCAAAATCGGTACCACCAGTTGAACCTGCACCAGACATGTGGTGAGGCATAATGCCATGATGTTTTAGTCTTGCAACAAATTTGTTCTCATAATCATGTCCTTTATTTTCTGGAGCTTCACCTGGTTTGTGTAATTTTGAAGCAAGCATTGTGTGGTGATTACCAACTTCATCTTCAACATGAACATGTGTTTGGTGTTTTCCTGTAACAACATTATAATGTTTTTCAACACCATGAATTTTTACATGAGAACCTTTAGGTAAATCATCATGTTCGGAAGCTAATGTATGAGTATGAGTTTTTGAACCCACATGCGGCATTAAATATTTTTTAATATGAGAATCTGCAACAGCACCTGAAGCTGAAATTTTGCCGCGGCCTTCAGTAAGAATTGGCAAACCTTCTTCATCTAAAGCTATACCGGCTCTTTCCCAATAAAGTTTCTTTTGTAAGTCTATCATTTATTTTCTCACTTTCAGTCTGTTTTGTCTTGCGAACTCTGCTCTATTTACTAGCTTTGTTGGTTCAGTTTTTCCACCTTCAGGAGTATGATGAACCACAAATCCTTCTGGTTTAGATTTTACACCACTAATGTGATGTTCATAGTGACCTTCATGGCCTTCTAGATGTTTAACTAGAGTGTTCTTAGCTTGTGCTAAATGATGATGCATTGTCAAAAGATTCTGATAATGCTCTTTGTTTTTCTCAATATGGGAATTATGTTCTTTACCGGCATCAATTTTTGTCTGTTTGGATTTATCAGTTTTAACTTTATCCGCCATTTTGGTGTGTTGAGTTTTGATGTGATTCTTCAATCCTGAGACACTAGGAACTTCTCCAGTGTCAACCGTCTTATTGATGTATGTCGTTAGATGTGTATTTTCGCCCCTGTGCCTATCAGTCGCAGGATACATTTTTTCACCGTGTGTATCATGGATTGCTTTTGCTGCAGCCATGTGTTTATGGAATTCACTCTGAGCATGTTCTGGATAATCAACTTTTGCAGTATCATGTTCTGCACCGTGATGCTGTACATCTTTATGTTGTTTGAAGTTGTGGTGGTCTACATCATGGTGTGCAGACATGTTACTAATGTCTGAACCATGGTATTTTGTGTGGACTACTACACCAACTTTAGACGCACCAATATTTTTAGCTTCATCACCCTTAGCGGTGTAAGTGATTGTATTTGGAGTAAACGATACTTTTTTAGTCATGGTGGTGTAAATCCTCTGAGGAATGCATCATATCGCCTTGATATACACCTTGTTTTGGTGTCACTTTAGGTAAATGTTTTAGTGCAGCTTTAAGTTTTGATGCAAGTCCAGGCGCATGGCCATGGTTTCTATCAATATCTTTTTCTGTGTGATTGATTTTTGGTGTCTTGTTGAATGCGGATTTACTAGCAACAAAGAATTTACCTGTTTTTGGATGGTGGCCAAAGACAATTGCAGGTGAACCATCATATTTCATGGTCAAATTACTATTGTTAGCCTTCGCCTTCATGTGTTCGTGTGCTTGCATGAGTGCGCCATGCGCGTGTTCAAACCCTTCGGCTCCGTGCATTAGTGGACGGTCTTCTGCGTGATGGATGTGCTTTAAAGCCGAACCTTCTGATTCCGCTTCTTCTTTTAGAAAAGATATAAAAGTTTTCATTAACTGCCTTTAGAATTGTAACACACTTTGGTTACCATAAGTTATTTATAAAACTTTTTAATTGATATTAACCCTTTTTGAAATATTCGGTTAGATACATATCGACGAAAAACATCAATCCAACATATAATCGCCGGTTCTGGCAATTGTGGTTCCAACATTCAACATATCAACTTCTATCAGTTTATCTTTAGGAACATTGAGAAAATGACAATGTTCAGTATCCAAACCCTTGTTCATTGTACCAAAGTTCTTGAGAATTATCTGTTCATATTCATCCACCAGTGAAAGACACCACGAATACATTCTGGTTTCTAAAATGTGTGTGGAACCAAATTGTTTCTGTACTTCTACAGACATCCAACTGTTCAGACGTTTCTTAAAGATGAATTTGCCTTCTGTATTGTCATAATCTCTCATATTAAAGTTATCTTGGAGTTTACTTCGACCACCAAGCTTGAACATACGACCTTTCATGTTTGCAAAATTATATTCCTTTTTCAAGTAATTTATGCTTGACAATAAAAGAAAGTTCTCACCAAAACTCTTTAATTGTTCATGTGTATTAAATTGTTGCGCTTGCTGGTCTTTACTTAAATCTAAATAAACGTCAACTTTTGATTTAATGTTGTCTATTTTACTCTGTTCAATTGGAGTCACAGAACTGTCTGTAAACATAATGAAAGATTCTTCAGTCTTATTTCTAATACTTTCAAATGTTTCTAATGTTTGTTTATACCTATCTTCCAGATTAATAACTCCAAAAGTTGGTTGCATACATGATGTAACTAAAAATATATTTTTCATTTTTTGACAATTCCTTCATAACAATATCTAGGCCATGTATTTTGGACTAGTGTGCCAACAGGTGGCATGATAGGGTGACTAACAATATTGAAAAAATCATTATTGAATTTTGAACCTATCCACATTTCTGGTTTATTTCTATTAGAATCAAAAGTGTTTAATGGTGTGGTTCTTCTCATTTCATCCCACCAATCATTCTCTTTAATGTCTGGAAGTTTATTAACATATTCTGATTTTGTCCACCAGAAGCCACCGGAGTAGTGTGGAACAGGCCAAGTACCAAAGTTGACACCTGCAGCAGAGTTATCTTGTAATTTATCTGTACATAGTTTCCAATTCTCAATACAACCCCATTGTAGAAACTTTCTCCAAAAATAATAATTTACAAATGGTTGATAGATTTTTTCTTCTCTCATTCTCCAGGGAACAGTAATTCCTTTGGCATGAAAATACAAGAAATGAGCATCTTCACGTTTTGCATGGTCTTGCAAATGTTTCATTGTCCATGTTTCGTCAGTTATGTTTTTCTTTTGATAATCGATTTTTGAAATATGTTGCAATGATAGATTTTCTTCTACATCATCATCTAAAATAATCTTTTCAAGTATTTCAATTTTACCAAATGTATTACATATACCAGTAAACATTTCAACTTCAGATTTTTTACCTATACAAACAATATACATTTTCTCCATGTGTTCATAAAGGCCACAATCAATAATTGAAACCACTTGTTCTAAGAAATGATTATACCAGCAACCAGTTTCTTCTGTCAAGTATATGTGGTAATATAAGTACTTTTTCATGCTTGTATTTTAAATTTTCTTAATGTTTCTTGTCTGTCAATGAAATTAGATTGACGGCCATAGTGTTGTTTGAGTATAGATGGATATTTGTTATACAAATAATCATTCATTTCATCCATAGCCTTTTGTTTGTCGTAGTAACTATCTCTAAATGGTTGATGAATCATACCAGAATGTACAACATGTGATGAACACTGGAACAAATCATAGAATGTTTTGTCAATACCCCATGCAATTTCCAAATCCCAATGGCCGATGAATTCAACCAAAAATCTGAATTTTTCTTCCGTAAAGAAACAAGAACCCATTTCAATGAAATTGCTTTCACTAAAATCGCAAGTAGGATCATTGAATAGTGGTTGATAAATTAAACTAGAATCATGTGGCATTGAAAGTTGCCAGTATTGAAATTCGAATGTTTGAGCTAACTGTAAACCTTTGTTAAAGTCTTGATATCCAGTAATCAAGTCATCATCAACACAACCAATGTAATTATATTTACCGACAGGAATATCTTTAGCCACTTCCTTAACAAGTTGCCATTTATGTCCTTTTTTTCGGATCATGTGGTCGTATGAACCTGGTTCTGGAACAAAATCATTATAGACAACTAACAGTGTTTCATAATCACGGTCATTGTTTGTCCAACGCCAATGGTCTTCTTTTTTCCATCTTGGATCATGAGGCATTTCCATGCCAACAGGACATATAATCAGATTCGCCATTATTCAACCTTAAATTCTGGAAAATAACGTACAAAAATATCATTCTTGTTAGGTCTAATATTCTTTGTTCTTATTTTAATTTCATTATAAAAATTCCATGCAAGAGGAATTATACAAAGCTTATCTACATCAGCAAACTGAGATTTAAAATATTCAGTTCCAAAAATTGGTACAGAACTTCCTGGTGTGAACATTCCCTGTTTGAGTGGGTTATCATCGATGATAAAATCTGGACCTTCTTGTGCAAAATTCATTAAAGTATTGCCTTTTGCAGGTGCACCATAACCAACTACAAGAAGACCAGTGTTTCTCATATCTCTAATAATTGAAGCAAACTTTTTAACGTTATTCAAACAATTTTCTGCATATTCATCATATGTCTTTTCTGTATAAAGGCCTTTTTGTGCCTCAAGATCAATTAGATTTGAAATGTGTGCAGGTGCAGACTTTGATTTCGAGATAATAAAGATATAACTTGTTCCATGTACAGGACTCTTAACTACATCAACCAAATTTAAATTGGCTCTCTTACATAGAGCATCAATTGATTTAATGTTGTAGAAAGAAAGATGTTCATGATAAATTGTATCAAATTCTCCATTCAAAATCATATCAGATTGTGATGTGGTTGCGAACAATAAACTATCATCATGCATAACTTCTCTAACATTTTCCAATAAATCTAATTGGTTGAAGTTATGTGCAAATGCATTCTGGCAGGTAATGATATCAAATTTCTTATTACCAAATTCTTTTCCTGTGAAGTATCCACATGAAACAGTATGATTCTTTGATGATGTTGCATATAGATTTTCTGCTGGGTCCACACCAAAAGTAAACAGGCCATATTTTTTGAAATAGTCTAGTTGACTTCCATCATTACAACCAATATCTAAAGCAGAAATTGGTTTTGAACCATATTTTTCAGCCGCAAATCTAGCAAACCAATCAAAGTAATCTAATTGAGTTTTCGTTGTGCCTGAAACATACAAGTAATCCTTGTACATTAGATCAGGATTAACACGATGCGTTAGTTGTACATGAAAGCAATGTTTGCAACGATTAATCGCCAAGGGATAATGATTCTCATGTTCAGATTTAGTATTTTTGTAAGAATTTGCTAATGGTTGTGAACCCAAATCCAAAACAGGAACAAGTTCTGTACTACCACATGCAATACATTCATTAATTACTTCACAATCGTTCATAGTTCTAACCACCTTGTATTCTGTAAGTACCAATCACTTACTTGTTTAATTCTCTCACTAAATGCAATCGTTGGTTCCCAACCTAGTGACTTCATTAGACTGCCATCTAGTGCATAACGCAAATCATGTCCTGGTCTTGAATTGTGAAAATCAAGCATTTCATAAATTAGTTCTTTACCTTGAGCTTCAGCAACAAGTTTAGCAAGTGTTAAATTATCAACTTCTTCTTTACCCACAATATTAAATTTTGCACATTTTGCAAGACCATAATCTGAAGGAGTTTGTGGTTTCTTTGTAATTAAAAACAATAAAGCTTCTGCAACATCAGCTGCATGGATATAGAAACGACTACCTGCTTCGGTCTTGTCTGCGTTAGAATGAATGTAAATTTTTTCATTTTTACGAACACGGTCGACACACAAAGGAATAAATTTCTCCGGAGTCTGACGTTCACCAAACACATTCATTGTATGCGTAATCATCATAGGCATTTTGTATGTGTTTTCATACGCAACACAAAATTCTTCTGCCGCAGCTTTAGAAGCTGAATATGGATTAGTTGAATTGTATCTAGCGCGCTCGGTGTAAGCAACTCCTGGAGGCGCAGCACCAAAGATTTCATCGGTACTGAAATACAAGAAAGTTTCCAGACTATCCAATCTACGGGCAAACTCAAGCAAATGCGCTGTGCCAATAGTATTATCATTAATGAACTCCATCGGATGTGTAATGGAACGGTCAACATGTGACGAAGCGGCAAGATGTAGAATGGTATCAATTTTACCATTTCTGTGAATAAAGTTACCAACCAAAGGATTGATTTCAGCCTTTAGGTCATGAAAAACGATGTTAACTCTTTTGCGAGTTTGTGCATCATATTTTTCTAAAACTTCATGTAAACGATTCAAGTTTCCTGAATAGTCTAACCGGTCAAGTGTAGTAATATTCCAATCTGTTTTTTGTATAAACAAATCAATAACATGGTGGGCAATAAAACCACAACCTCCAGTAATCAAAACATTTTTACTCATATCAAAATCTCCATTAATTATTTAATCCAATACCAAACATCTTTTTCAGTCAAATGAATTTCTCTACCAACTTGTAAAGCAAATTCTTTTGCTGCACGATTAACACCTTCGATTGCTGTAAAATCATGTCCAGCAAAAATGCCGCCAGATTTCAGTTTAGAATAATAATTCGCACAATCTTTAGTTAACTGTTCGTAAGTATGTAGGCCGTCAATAAAGATGAAATCAAAAGATTCATCCACAAAAAGTTCTACTGCATCATCGGATGTCCTACGAATCAATTCAAAACGGTTTGAATAACCATCCAATCTCTGCATTACACCATGATACATTTCTTCTCTTTGATGTAGATGGTTTCCATTCCAATCAACATAATTTTCATATGGATCAATTGAAGTTAATTCTAGTGTTGGGTTAGAGTCAAGTAAAAAATTACTTGTATCTCCAATATCACAACCAATTTCTAAACCAATTGGATTTTCCATGACCCTTATAAAAGCACCAAGTCCGTGACCGGAACACTTGTTTGAATGTTGCATACCAAAAGCCTGCGTTTCAGTATTAAAAGTTATTGTGTCGCTCATTATGTTGTCCTATAAGTAAAAAATTGTGTTTCATCATCTTGTCCATACTTTTCTTGTACAAACCTTTTCCATTCGGGAACTCTGTCATATTGGTGTACAATACTAAAAGTATCACCATCACAGGTCTTAACCAAACCATCTACAAATTTAGGTTCTTCTTCTGTTAGAAAAGGTCTAAAACTGGCAATTTTTGATGGGTCAACAGTTGTTCCTGCTTGGCATGCCCAGCCATCACTTTGTTCAGCAAAAAAGGTACAATCTTTATATGGTTGGGTTTGTATTAAAACATTATAAACTGCTTGGTCACAAATAGGAATAGGTCTATGTATTGCATTAGTGAATATATTGAAGACCAAATCTTTTACATATTCCGAAGAACCACCTATTGTTCCAACATTGTAAATTTTGTTATTTTTATATATTTCATGAATGTAAGGTCCATAAGCTTGCATAAGATTATCGTTACCCCAAGGTTCATCTTTGTATAACAAACCTTCCGATCCAGCAAATAATTTATATGATGTCATTGCCAATTTTACAAATGGATTTGTTTGGAAGTAAACATCTTTCACATCAGTTGTAACAACATATTCATACTCTTGCCAATGTTCTCTTAGATATTCATAGATTGATAGGAATCTCAAAACATGTACAGGAACATTCATTTGTGGCATATTAATCAATTTAAAATTATTATCAACAAGCCATTTCCTAGTTTCAGCGGATGCATTACCAACACACATTACTTTATCTGCATCAGGCATTGTTTCATTAACTGAAAGTACCCAAGGTTTTAATTGATTGATTCCATAATTGGTACAACCTCCTATAATCAAATTTTTCATATTAATATCCTATTTTTTCCATGGAAATTTTCCATTATATTTTTCAGCCATTATTTTATTACCATTCTTAAAGAAATCCGCATTGACTGATCCAGCATTTCCATCAACACGATAGTTAACTGTATACTCACCAGTGCATTCAAAATTTTTAAAGTAGGATGACAAAGTTTGAAACCAAACCCTATCTTGCCCCCAGCCTCCGTGCCATGCAGATGCTAATCTTATCGCAATTTTAGTAGGAATGCAATAGTTATTTGTATCTATATGGTTCAGTCCATGATAAGTTTGCCACTTACCTAAAGATTCACAGTTATCCTCACAGATGTAGTTACCTTGTTTATCTGTAATCAATCTCAATGAATACACCCATTCTAGATTGTCTTTTTCAATTCTTTCCACACATGATTGTACATGATTAGGTTCATACCAACAATCTTGGTCAAGATATAGAACATAATCAGTATTAATTAAATGTGTGAATGCAGCATAGACACGATGGCCATAGAAACCATTGGCACCAACATTAATAGGCAAGGTTGTTATTTTTAAATTTGGATTGCCGCGAAACTCATCCGTAATGACTTTAACTTTACCTTCATGTTGTTCACCATCACATACAACATAACATTGTGTGTTATATTTTTGTGTTAGGACACTTTCAAGTGCTTTACGGAGTTCAGGTGCGCCTGTTGTTGGTATAATCACTGTTGCTGTCATACATCACCTCATAATATCAATATCTTTTCCTGAAGTCCATACCTCAAGTTCTGTTCGTAGTCTATGTTCATCTTTTAATGTCAAATAACGATTAGTTGCTTTGTTTTTCCACCATGCAATAATATTTTCAAGCTCAAACTTGTCATAGTTTTCATCTTTAACTAAAACATCAGTCTTCCCATTTACAACATCAATAAAGTTTTTGAAACCGTAGTTAGATATGTAGTATCTTTTTTGTTCTGTCAAATTTTTTGCATTCTCAATCACTTCATTGAAACGTATGATTTCTTTAGTACCTTTTAAACCAGCTTTTGTCAGAGAAATAATTTTCATGCTTGTTTTTAACTTCTTGCTTGATATATCATCTTCAACAATTTTACCCACTTTAGATTCAACGAAATTACGTAAATCTTCATAAGGTTTTCCATGCATCATTGGTAGAAAATCACTTTCAGTTTCACCTTTATGTCTTATATATGGCTTCATTCCATCATACTGTGAGGACGATTTGGATGAACCATAGAGACTTGTGGTTTCAAACATACACAAGTTCATATCATATTTCTTGTTAATCATTTTCCTAACTTGGTGGGAACAACAGATACCTGCAAGTAACTTTCCGCCCAAGTAATTGAAACCGAAAGGTTGCGCTGGTACAATAACAAAACCCATCATTGTGGTGTTGTTGAATGCCTTGGCAGTTTCTGGTTTCTGTGTAAAGACCTGGCCAAGCATTTCATTACGTGGTCTACAATTAATAACAGGAGAACCAATACGAATGAAACCCAGAAACTTATTTGTGTTTTTTTCTTTGACACCTAAACGAATTTGGCGACCTACGGGTGAAATATTAATATGTGAAGATGTGATGTTCAGTAGAGTTTCCCATGTGTTGGTATTGCATTCAATAACATCAATATCCATGTCTCGTGGATGCATTGAGAAATCGGAGAACAAATCTTCTTCAATTGGGAATAATGGGTTCGCTGACATTTCAGACAACGAAGCCAACTTCTGGTCACGCATATAATCATCGATGCGTTCAAAGTTACCAAAGTAATCTTCAAATACTTTAGCACAATGAATTGCATCCTCTTTAGACAACATCATATTTTGAAACCATCAAATGATTTTTTAGCCTTTTGTTCTCTGTCACCAAAAGTATTCACTGGTTTATCGTGACCAGAATCGGCCAATCCATCTTGGCCAGATTGTTCAACATCATATAATCTCATTTTACTTCTATCAACACCAAGAGTGAATCGTTTGTAATATGTAGGATCATTGTATCTGTTCTTCAATTGTTTGACCATAATCTGGCCCAGTTCTTCCAATTCTTCCGAAGTAATCAAGGCAAACATCAAATCAGCTGTCGCTGGCAAACCAAAAGATTCACTTGTATCTTCAAGTCCTGGGTCGGAAGAAGTAAATCCACTTCTTGTTGTTTGTGTCGCAGATACAACTGGTACTCCGAATTCAACTGCAAGACCTCGCAGTTCTTCAGCGATTGACTTGACGTAGGTATAGGAATTAATACTTGCTCCGGGTTTGATTCTAGCAGAACAACAAATATTGAGATAATCAATAAAAATAATATCAGGCCTAAAAGACTTTTTAAGATATAGTTCATTCAATAGTGTTCTAAAGTGTGTTGCAGAAGCTGATGCAGTTGGATATTCTTTGATGATTAGTTTGCCTGTTGTCTTAGATTTAACCTTAGCAACTTTCTTATCATACATTTCTTTTGGAAGATCCTGTAAATCGTCTAAGGATACATTCAACAAATTTGCGTCAATACGTTCTGCTATTTTTTCTTCAGCCATTTCCATTGTGATATACAATACATTACGACCCTGAGACATAGCACCGGCAGCAACATGACACATAAAAAGGGACTTACCAACACCAGTACCAGCCAAGGCGATATTAAGTGTTTTGGCAGGAAGGCCGCCCTTGGTGATTTTGTTGAAGTAGTCGAGGTCAAAGGGAATTCGTTCTTCTTTTCTATGATAGAATTCATATCTTTCATCGGCATTCTCCAAATAATCGTGTCCAACAGATGTATCAAAACTTACTCCTAAGGCATCCGATAGTATCTTGGGAATCTGACCTTTATCGTTGGTCTTGTCTTTCCCATCGAGTATAGAAATAGACCCCAATACTGCATTGTAGATTGCTTTCTCTTGGCAGAATTTTTCGGTCTTGTCAACAAGCCATTGAATCTGGGATATTTCTGACTTAGATTGTTCAACCTCTTTAAGATAAGTTTCTGATTTCTCAACTTCAACATCCGTGATATCACGCCTTTCTTTGACGGCCAATATAATTGCTTCAATCGTCGGTGTTGAATTGTAAGAATTAGTGAATGATGTAATTTCATTAAAAATTGCTTTTTCTGTTCTGTCTGAAAAGTATTCTTCTTTTAAGAATGGAAGAACTTTTCTAAGAAATTCGTCCGAGTAAATCAGGTGCTTTAAAATTGTTTGTTCAAGTCGCATCAATTATTTCCTCATCTATATTGGCAGACATTAATTCCACCAACAAATCGCCTGCATATTGTTTAAAATCCGAATCCTTCTCCAGAAGTTTCGGCTTCATTACAGGACATTCTAACACATAATAAGCAAAAAGTAAATGGGGCCCATCGGCATACTCTTTAAAAGATACCTTACCATATTTGAATAAGGTATCCTTGTATTCACCCACCAGAATCTTAATATGTGCCGTTTCTTTATCGTCTTTAGGATAAATGAAACAGTAGTCTATACCTTCAATCATTTTGATTCTTGCATAATATTACCAGAAGTAACACTATATTTTTCTTCAACAAATTTTAGAAAAGTTTCATCTTCTAAAATAGAAGTCCAAAAATCTTTTGTATCTGTATCTTTTATACGATATTTTTTATCTTCAACTTCACCAGTTTCCGGATTTACTTTTGAATACCAACCATTGCTAGGTTTTACTACGTGCTTAGATTCAACAGCAATGTCAAGTAAGCCAGACCACTTGCTAATACCACCGTCAAAAGATACAGTGACAGGAATTTTAGATTTCTCTTTAACATAACGGGATTTTTCTACATTGATAATAAAATTGTAACCGACAATCTCGGTGCCTTCTTTTTCTTGTTGACGGCCAAGGATGAAAATGTTGTCAGCAGAATAATATGAACCTGTGCCGCCACCAACAATGTCCTTAGGGAACATACCAATTTCTTTGTATGTGTGATTGACTACAATCATTGGAATATCTTTAATATTCAAATGTGGTGTAACCATGCGAAACAAAGATTTAACTTGTTTAGCTCGACTCATATCAGCTACAGATTTTTCTGCTAAAGCATCTTCAACTTCTTTCTTTGAAGCCAAATTACCAATCGAATCAATAACAATGATGAGGTGTTCACCACGTTCCAAATCTGTCAACTGTTTCATAATATCAAACTTCAACTGTTCGATATCAGTAAGTGGTGTGTGAAGTACCCGTTCAGTATCAATACCAAATGAATCGAAATAAGACTGTGGAGTACCAAACTCAGAATCATAAAACAAGAGTGCAGCATCTTCATATTTGTCCATATAAGATTTAGCCATCAATAGTGAAAAAGCAGTCTTGAAGTGTTTTGATGGACCTGCCCACATTGTGAGTCCGGGAGTTAAACCACCATCAAGTTTTCCTGACAAAGCAACATTGATAATCGGCACGGCTGTTGGAATCATATCTTTATTTGTAAAGAATTTTGATTTGGATAGAATTGCAGAATCTTTGATACTGCTGTTCTTTTTAATTTTGTCTAATATACTCATTTTATTCCTTAATTAAAAAAGTCATCTAGTGTAGTCTGTTTTTCGGTCGACCAACCCATACAATCTAAAATAACTTTAATGGGTTCCAGAAAAGTCTTTTCGAATTGTGTATTATAGTCGATATATTTTGAAATGTTAAATTCTTTTGGCAGCCGTGTTGGATAAGAGATAACGGTATCTTTAAATGGGTTTGGCATAATCAAATATGAGAACTTAATCTTTTCACCTTCTTGGATTAGAGGATACTTCTTTGTTAACTTCATTTCTTTGAGATAATGATTGTAGAGAATTGCACCTTTAACATGAATTGGTGTTCCAGATTTGTATAAACTATTACTATCGGAATACTTACTTAGGCCATTAATTCCACGAGGGAAAGAAATATCTTCGGGTGGCAATCCAATAAAGTATTTTCTAAAATCTGCAATAAACTTATGCATGTCTAATTCCGTGCCGCCGATCATAATTAAAATTGATTCTTTCATCTTACTACGAACTGCGGCGGGAGTGGAAGATTTAATCATTTCAAGACCCATAACTTTCAAGTCAGGTTCATTGTAACGAACACCTTCATTGTCATACACGTTCATGATGTAACGCTTCTTGGCAGTCCAAATACCTTTGTCAGCCAATGCTTCACGTTTCATTTGCATCTTCTGTGCATACGCATGTACATACTCAGCCAACTCATTGTATGATTCGTTAATGTATGGCTCAATCTTGTCTTTACAAACTTTGTCCATAAAGTCAATCACTTTAGTCTTCGGCATAGAAACTACACCATCAACACCATACACTTTGTTGACCAAAGGCCCAAGTTTTAAATAAATTGAATCTGTATCAGAAGCAATGACATAATCTTTTTCTTCTGACGACAGTAACTTGTTCATGTAACCGTTAATCTTATTTTCAATCCATTTGATTGACAATTGACCGGCAGTGGTAACACCCAAGGCCATACGCAAGTCATAGAATCTGAAATATTGAGAACCTAAAGCACCATAAGCAGAATTAAGAGAAACCTTTTTTGCAAGCTGAAGATTATTGAGTCTAGCAATTCGTTTTTCAATCTCATACTTTTTAGAATCATCTTTTTCATTTTCATAGTCCTGCTTTGCATTCAGCATCATCTTCTTAAACTTTTTACGGTCTTGATACATTTCATCCATCATCTTTGGTAAGAAACCTTGAATATCTGTACGAAAGAATTGGCCGTTAGGTGTAATTGTTACACCACTCAAATTTGACAAGTTAACTGACTTAGTGAGTAATTTATCAACACTTATACCAGAAGAAATAACATCACGCATTTCTTGTGTGTAATCTTCTGGTTCAATCAAAGTCTCTGGTGAGATATTATATTGCATCATCAAATGAGGATACAAACTATTCAAGTCAAATGATGCAAGCCATTCATGTAGTCCAACTTGTGGGTCTTTAACATATGCGCCGGCAAACATACCATCTTTTTCTTGTGTTTCTTTTGGAGGAACAACAATCTTATCTTGCATCAAACGATTGTAAGTGAGTGCATCCCACATGCGTGTCTGTGCAAATATATCTTCATAGTTACACTTGGTATCGTATGCAAGAGTTAAACCCAATTCCAATAGTTTTAGTTTTTCTTCCAGTTTAATAATCAGCTCAACGTCTTTAATGTTATACTCAATAAACTTTTGATAATTCAAACGATACAATTCATGCAGATTATCGTATTCATCATATGATAGTTTAGTCTCACCAACCTCAGCAGTCGCAATTGCATCCAAACGATATGATTCCTGTGACTTACCATTAGGAGCATACCAACGATACAGTTCAATATAGTCAAGTGAAGCAACACCAACAATATCATATGCCGTCATTGGTCGACCATTGATGATAGTCTTACGTTCAGTGATATATTTCCAAGGCGATAAAAGTTTAGTTTCTTCTTCACCAACAATTTTACGAAAACGATTAATCAAATAAGGAATATCGAAAAACTTGGTGTTCCAACCAGTCAACACATCAGGACAATTATTAGTCCATTGTTTTAGAAATCTTTTGCAAAGTGTCCATTCATCTTTACACTTAATATAGACTTCGTTGCCTTGGACAACATAATCACCGCAGCCAAAAACGACTGTCAGGCCATTAATATATTTCAAACAGATGGCAGTAATAGGTTCATTCGCAAGATATGGATCAGGGAAACCATTCTCTGAACCAACCTCAATATCAACCACTCCAATAACGATTTTATCTTGGTCCCAGTCGACCATATCTTTATGCTGTTCACCGATAAAGGCGTACTCATAACGATTGTTTCCATAGATTTTAGGTGCGCCGGACACATCTTTAAAACCTTTGATGTATTCACGGGCACCACTAATGTCATCGAAACGTTTACGTTCTAATGTTTTACCGTCAAGTGTTTTATACTGGCCAGTTTTACTGCGAATATAAAGTGATGGTGAATAGTCAATTCTTTGTTTAACTCTTTTGCCATCCATTACGCCTCGGTATAGAATACTATTACCGAAACATTGTACATTAGTATAAAATTGCATTAAACGATAAGTTGTTTTGATGGTGGAAGAACAATACCAGAACCAAAGATTTGATTATAATTCGTAATGAAATCCTCGGCAGGAACGTAAGAGTATATCACATGTTTCTTTGCCAAAGCAACAACACTTCCTGGTTTTTGTGGTGCATGGATTGGAAAAGGTGCAAATCCAACATTAGGTTGGCCATTTTGGCCACGAACAACTGCAATACCTACAGGATTTTCCAAAACCCATTCAGTTTCACTTTGGGATTGTACTTCTCCAAGAACTTCTTCGCCTGTGATTAATTTTAAAACAATAATTACCATGACACTTCCTTATAAATATTGGTTGATTTGATGCGTTAGTATATCATTTTTTTGTTCTGTTGTCAACAATTTATTGGTATACTTATCGAAATGTTTAAAATTATTTTTGTGGCCATTCTAACATCGATCATTCTATGTAGCTCAATAGAGGCGGATCAAAATATATTACTTTACAACACTTTGAAAAAAGATGAAGTATTAATTTGCATACGATGGAAATGGTCAAATACACCGCAAGAGGGTAAAGTCGATTGTGTTGAATGGGCAAAAAAAGATTGCTCTAATAGATTGTATCCAGAAATATGTAAGAGGGGTGGGTAAATAATGGATCCAATCACTATTGGTCTAGCGTTCACTGCTGCACAATCAGCAATTAGTGGCATCAAACAAGCCATTGCTATGGGCAAAGATGTTAACAGCATTATTGGCCAGGTGGGACATTTCTTTGAAGCCGCTGACCAAGTTCATATGGCTAGTATCAAAGCCAAACATGGCGCATTAAATAAATCAGATGCTGAAATAGGACGCCAAGCACTTGAGTTTGCTATGCGTAGTAATCAATTGCGTGAAGATGAACGAGCACTCAAAGACATGATATACTGGCAACTTGGCAAACCTCAAATTTGGCAGGAGATGATTGCTGAACGTACTAGATTATTACAAGAAAAACGTGAAGGTGAAGAAGCACTAGCAAAAGCCAAACAAGCACATAAAGAAAAGATGGCACAATACGGAATGCTGTCTTTATATGTATTGGCCGGCGGCACTATTATTACTGCATTTATTATGATGGGTGTTCAGTTTTATAGTATGGCTGAAGAACAAAAAGCGTATGAGGCAAAGGTTGTGGCGCGCCAAAAAATCCTTAGACAGCAACAGGACGACAGAGAACGAGAGCAGAAAAATGAATTGGCAAAGGCTGTAACGTCAGGTGGTTAGTATCTATTTCGGTCGTTTGACCAGTCTTTAAACATTACCCAAAATATCATTACTAGAGGTATACACCCCAGTAAAAACAATAAGTCGTTAAATGTAATGATTATGTTAAAGTGCATCCATTATTTATATGGTTAAACACTTTAGTGGAGCGGGATATCAGAATCGAACTGATGACTGGAGATTGGAAATCTCTAATTTTACCATTAAACTAATCCCGCAAGATGGATGCAGAGGCTGGATTCGAACCAGCGATTTCAGGCTTATGAGGCCAGACGGATAACCACTTCCATACTCTGCTATAATATATATACAACTTTTGGTGCGAGTGGCCGGACTCGAACCGGCACGCCATTACGACCTCAGATTTTAAGTCTGATGCGGCTACCATTACGCCACACTCGCAAATCCATTTTGAAATACACTAACGACATAGGCAATTGGATCTCCCTGTCAAACCGAACCAACTTCAGCAATGTATTTCAAAATGGACACCTTTCGGTGCCCACTGCGTTACAGCACTTTGTAACGGTCGTCCATGATGGTCTTCAACATCACGGATTCTGGTGTGAAGTTTTCTAGGTCACCCGCAAGCAGTGGCTTAACCACGGCTGGAGAGAAACCAGACACCAGTGCAGTACCTGACTTGTCAAACTTCACAGGCGCATTGCCATATGAAGCATTCAAGTTCCAGAATACAACCTTTGGCAAAGTGTATCCTGAGGCTTCGTACATACGTGCAATCATTTCGATTGCAGAATCATCATGCTTGATGCAGGCATCAAATTGCATGTCTGACAGAATCAACACCATTGCTGGCATTTCTTCTTGTGTTACATTGCCTTTTACAGCAACATCTAGGATTTTTGCAAAGGCCTTGTTCAGGTCAGTGTTCATATCCCAGCTGGACTTAACCATTTGGTCAATCTTAGAATTGATACCACCCTTTAGGTGCAACAATTCTGGATTGCCGGAGAAGGTCAAGAATGTGTCCTTGAACGCACCCCTGTTCTTATCAGCAAGATACAATCCCAAAGAGACTGCAACTTCCAAACAAGTCAACTTACCGGTCTTACTTGCGGTGCAGGTCATAGAACCAGATACGTCAACCAGAGGCAGAATGTTTGCATCCCCAACATAGTTAGGCAATGCATTCCATTGTGCTTCAATCAAGTCCAATTCGGTCTTGTTGAATGTAACTCCATAATTGGAGATACGTCCCTTCAACACATCATATGGGAATGCCACAGATGCGTTAACCTTAACTTCAGGGTTTTCACCCTTTACCAAAGCCGCAACATATGTTGCATAGGTTTCGGTGTTACGGTTAAAGGCCTTCTTGTAACGGGCAGCCGCTACGGAAGGAACGTGTGAAAAGTTGATGGAATCCCAGTCCTTTGCACACATATTGGTTTCAACAACCTTGGTCATTTCGACCAGAGACTTACGGTAGAACTTTGGTGACATTCCGAAGAATGCACGGATTTCTGCCGCAATCTTACCTTGGCGTGGAGTCCACTTTGCAGCTAGACCATTCTTTTCACGGAGTGCATCACCAAGTATGGTATATGCCGATTCCTTCAAAGCCTTGGTCTTGAAAACAAACAAGTCATCCCAACGACCAAGTTCTGGTACCTTAGTCAATAGAGCCTTAGCGGCTTCTGTGTCGGTATTTTCTAGGTATACTAGAATATCACGAAACAATTGACGTTCACCAGCACCACCACGGGCATCACGAAGCCATGCGGCTACACGCAATGCTAGGTCGCGGTTTTCCGCCAAAGCAGCTGCAAATGCAGGCTTAATGTCTTTGCCACGAGATGCGCCAGCATTGTAGAACAAATCTACAACTGCGTTTGCAGTGGACTTTCGTGCCTTCATACCATTTACGGTACGGGCTTCTTGATTCAATACAGCGTCGGCGAATGTTGACATAATAATCTCCTTTTCAATCAACAGGTTAAACTTTTTGCGTACCAATGTGCAACCATTACACTTTATCCCCTAAGGGAACCCGGAATCGAACCGGCCTTTCGGTTTTCATTAGCATTAATTTATTTTGCGGAACTTAACCTAAAACTTTCATATATAACAGGATCGTTTTGTACTTTTTGTTTTACGTGAGAAATCCAAACTCACTGTGATAGTCTATGAAGTTATCTCTGACCATCCATCCTTAGTTTAGTAATGTTGCTGAACCGATCCTAATAAACTAACAAGAACATAGTATAACAAGGTAAGTGTAATTTGTCAAGTCTTTTTTAACATTGTTGCTAAAAAACAACGTGGTGTCTCCGACAGGAATCGAGCCTGTATCCCATTCTTAGGAGGAATGTATTCTATCCGTTGAACTACAGAGACATGGTGCCCCAAGTGGGATTCGAACCCACAGAATCTTGATTTTGAATCAAGCACGTATACCGTTCCGTCATCGGGGCATAAAATTGGTGGGCTGTCAGAGAATCGAACTCTGTTCTTCCGGTTAAGAGCCGGTTACTTCACCAATTAAGTTTACAACCCATATTGAAACACACTGTTGCGGCCGCAGGATACCGAGTGATGTAGTGAGTCGGAATCAAACCTTCTCAATCTACACAGTGCTCTCCACAATGTGTTTCAATATGGTGCAACCTAGAGGAATCGAACCTCTTTCAACGGTTCTTCAGACCGCAGCTATGACCACATCAGCTAAAGTTGCTAAATTGGTGCTTCTACCAAGAATCAAACTTGGGTTTCGCCCGTACCAAGGGCGTGTACTGTCACTGTACGATAAAAGCAAAGTTAACACACAATTTATCCTATTATACTCCGTGTGTCATGGAGAAATTGAATTTGTAAGTAGTTCCACCCATATTATCGGAACCATTCACCTTAGTATATAAAGCCGGCAAGGTCTCGGTACGTTACTTGGGAGTCCTCCAGTTGATACGCCACCTGTATACCGCCACCGTAAACGGCGAACAGTCGGAATCGAACACGCAACCTTTTACTAGTTCAGTCCTTCGAAGAAACCTTACTAGCGTGATTTTTCTTGCTAACACTTACAAAACTGGATTTGTTATATTGTGGATTTTGTCAGTTTATTGTTCCACAACCTCACGACGCAATAGCAACTTAATGCCGCACTGCTCGATACCCTACCCATTATGCGAACACTTTGGGATCAAACAGGATAACAAAACTTGGTGCCGCGTGTCAGACTCGAACTGACATACTTCCACTTGTAAGGAGGACGCTTGAACCTTTCAGCTACCGGGGCATTTTATAACTTCTCAAATACGAATTTCTTTTTGTATTCTTTTTTTGTTTATTTCCAAAACCTTTACTTCCATAAGTATCGGTTTGTGTGTGACAATTTGGACACAATAATCTAAAATTATTCACCAAATTATTATCACTATTTCCATCAATATGGTCTAGATGTAACGATAGTGGCTTGTTATTCCAAGAATTACCAATTCCACATTCCGAACACTTTTCTCCACATTGTTCAATCAATAATTTTTTGAAGGTATTTCTTGAACCTCCAACACCATTCAATAAGTTTGGTTTAGTTTCATTTTCCCATTTATAATTTTGCTGGCATTTTGCTGAACAATATTTACTCCTTGTATTCATCTTCGTGACAAACAAACTACAATGCATACAAGTATATGAGGATTTTATACCCATTTCTAACTCCTAAGTAGAACACTATTTTATTTATATAATGTTCTACTTTCAGAATAAAATTTACTTTGGGTGGATGTACGGGAATCGAACCCGTGATAGCGGAATCACAACCCGCGGTTTTGCCACTAAACTAACAACCACATAAATTCTGGAGCGGGTAGAGAGAATCGAACTCTCACACAATCCTTGGCAAGGACCGAGGCTACCTTTACATCATACCCGCTTTTACTTACTGCGCTTCTGCTAATTCTTGTTCTGCAAGAATCCGTTTCAATCTATCTGCACAGAAAGAAGCAGCAGGCGCATCTGGTTTAACCATTGGTGTCATGTTACATGTACCTTTGATATAACCAATTGCTTGTTGAACAACACAAGAAGAACCGTGAATTTCATCTTTGTTTAGGTCCAAATGAACTTCAACGTGACGGTCTTCCAATACATCCTGCATTTCTTGGAACAAAGCAGAAACTTTATAAACTTCTGTCATCAGACGCATTGCAGGTTTGCTTTTCTTGTGGTCATAATCTAATTCACGGTCAACAAAACCAAAAATCTTACATCCATGACGACCATCAATATGAACAACAACTGCTAAAGCGTAATCTGCATACCATACACCATCAATACGCATACGTTCGGAGTCTGCACCAAGATAAACTTTAGTGTCAGGTCCTTGTTTTACAATAAATGCTTTTACTTCATCCAAATCGAATTTTTTCATATTAACTTTCTTTTATTGGCGCCCCCCGAAAGACTCGAACTTTCACCAACGGTTTTGGAGACCGCCGTGCTGCCATTACACCAGAGAGACATTTATCTTTTTACCGCTTGAGTTTCCTCATTATACCTTGTCAACTTATCATCAAACTCATATAAACCTAATGATTGGCTTATATCAACAAGTTCCTGTAAAGCATTCTCTCTATTTATTTTGAGAATTGCTTCAAATTCTTCATCTTCGTTTTGTTGGTCCTCAATCTTACGCATATCACGTTGAAAGATTGCATCCCAACGGTTTGCATATTCTTCATTTGATACACTTTTAGGTCTTGGTGCAGAACCTTTGCCGCCGTCACTCATATTTAACTCCTAAAAATTGGTGCGCCCTGAGGAATTCGAATCCCCAATCTGAATTTCGTAGACTCATGTGATATCCAGTTTCACCAAAGGCGCATAATCTGGTGGTGATAGAAGGTACCGAGCCTTCCTCATCGGCATATGAAACCGCTACGCATCCATCTACGTCATATCACCTAAAATTGGCTCCGCATCTGGGTAACGATCCCAGCTAAACATTGATTAACAGTCAAGCCCATGCACCATGCTCGGGTTCTGCGGAATAAAAACAACAGGAAGGTTTTTGTCGCTAGACATCCAAAAGTTAGCTTGTTTATTGCTGAACCCTTCCTAAAACTGGTCTCGGTAGAAGGAATCGAACCTTCGCCACATGGTCCCAAACCATGCATGATACCATTTCACCACACCGAGAAAACTGGAGCAGTCACTACGATTCCCACGTAGATATTGGGTGGACCCCAATACGGTTAATATCCGACTGCATAAATTGGTGGGATTCGTTTTGAGGCCTGTCCCGGTGAGTAGATCACTACTTCCTGTTACATCGCATTTTAGTACTATTACCTGCCCTAAGGATTAGCTAGCTACCTTAGCGACTCATACTGGATAATGTAACTTATCCGCTGTCTCTTGGTGCCCCACGACAGAATCGAACTGCCATCACAGGATTACAAAACCAGTGTACTACCATTGTACTAGTAGGGCTAAAAAATGGTCTGTGTAGAAGGATTCGAACCTTCGGCCTCTCAGTTCCAAACCGAGCCGTCTAACCTGGCTGACATTACACACAGAAAACTTGGTGGACCGTAAGAGAATCGAACTCTTAATTTCTGGTTGCAAACCAGATGTGTTACCATTAGCACTAACAGCCCGAAAAAAATACAACATAGACGCTCTGCTCAAGGCAGACTAGGATTACGCCTTCTATGTCGTTTATATAGAGGTGCCGTAATCGAAGCTCTCTATACAATAAATGGTGGAGTGAGTAGGGATCGAACCTACCTGCCCGAAGGCCACCGGGTTACAGCCGGCTAGAACACCATTGTTCCATTCACTCCAAAAATACAACAGAATCCGCTTTTTTTCATTAACATTGAAATTTTTTATTTGCTGAATGGATTCTAAAACTGGTCCTCTGTAGAAGAATTGAACTTCTGTCTATCGGTTATCAGCCGATTGCTCTACCATTGAGCTAACGGAGGAAATGTTGTTGCAATCTCAACTTAATGTTTATCGGAGACCGACTCACTACAACAACAAAACTTGGCCCTTGAGGTACTCATTGCATAGTACGTTACTAACATTGGCAAGGTGTATACGGCCCCGCTAAACACAAGGATAAATTTGGTGGATAACAGATGCCGTAGCACCCGCTTCTCCATAACTTGGCGGTCTTAGGGGGTAACGATCCCCACTCTTACGGCGTGACAAGCCGTCGTGCGTCCATGAACACTTTAAGACCAAATTAGGATAAGCTACTTGTTTCCACACAAGCCCTTAATTGAGCGGTTACTCTGTCCATCTTTTTTATCTGGTACCTGTGTGCAGAAAGATAACTGCCTATCAGAGCCTGAGTTTGACCTCGCTAACGGTTTTCTGCCACCGGATCTCTATCGCTAATCAAACGCTACTTTAACGAAAGTAGTAACGAGAATTTGTGGCATTACGAACTTTAGCCGTGTCTCTAACGTGGACACCGAAAGAACATCTTGTGATGCCCCGCTGGACCCGCCATACACATAATGTATGGATTAACAGAAAGTTTTTGCTTTCTGATTTGGTGCCCCAGGTCGGACTCGAACCGACACGCCACTAGGACATGAGCTTCTAAGACTCACACGGCTACCATTACGTCACCAGGGCAAAATACAACAGGATAATTTTTACGGTTTAGATTAAAAGTCTAATGTATAAATGTTTGCTGAAATTATCCTAAAATCTTTGGTAGGGGCACAGAGAATTGAACTCTGGTTAATAGGTTAAAAGCCTACTACTTTACCACTAAGTTATACCCCCATATTACCATATGTTTAGTGTTATCCGCCGATTTGTCAACAATGTAGCTAACACAGACAAGCGAATAGCAGTTATTTCAGGACCTGTTCCTCGCACAGTTAGGCCCGAATAGTCATAGCGTCCTATGACGATACCTTGATAACACTAAACATATGGTACTCCGAACGGGTTTCGATCCCGCTTCTCCTCCTTGAAAGGGAGGCGTCCTAGCCACTAGACGACCGGAGTAAAAATTACACTTAACTTGTTAATGAACTTCAGCAACTACTCTATCGTTTGTTGCTATGTGTCTATTATAACACATTTAAACTTTCTGTCAACAACTATTTTCATAGTGTTGTTTTTTGACAACATTCGATATTCGCAAATACCAAATAGAGTCATTAATTGATTTCTCAATCTATGCATAGAGTATAACAGAACCAGTGGCTTTGTCAACATCTATTTGCATGTTGTTGCAAAAATACAACACTCTCATAAAGGTCTTAAAAAGAGCCATTATGAACAAAAACCAGTCATAAAGGGCTTAATAACGACCTTTATGAAAAATGGAGTCGGTGACAGGAGTTGAACCTGCATGTAACGGGGTTGCAATCCGTTCCCTAGCCATTCGGGTCACACCGACATTTATCTCTTTGTTGCGCCTATTCGGCTTGCTTTGTTCCAATCATACTTAATACCGTCTGGACATAAACCATTTTTAATAGTGTCCACACCAAACTTGCCTACAAATTCCATCTCACCATTAGTGATTGTCACATGTTCATCAACAAGTTTGGCCATTTCCATTGCTATGTTGAGGTCATTACTTTTACCTCTAACAGAGTCTGTATTATCAATTACCTTCCACATACTTTCCTTAATTTAGTATCTTAGATACACGCATATATTCATAATTAACTGTTAAATCATTCTCACGGAATGTAACAGCACCATTTTTTAAATGGAATCTTTTTGCCATTTGAGTTTTAGGACTCAATGTAACAAACCTTTTGATGTTTGGTTTGCTTTCTTCTATGTGCTTCACAGCATCAAAGATTAATTGTACACCAGAACCTGGTACATAACTCCATATAGTATAGAATATTGCAATTTCAGGTTCTTCAGTTTGTTCAAACAATTCTGTTTCAGAAGAAGGAATTGTTTTCTGATAACTTACGCAAGTGATTGCTTTTACTTTATCGGATAATTCATCCCGCAAAACAAAAATATCTTTGTTTTCACCAATTCGATCCAAATGGGGAATATTTGGTCTTACCGGATCTTCACTCAAAATGTTAAAAAAACTGTCTGTTAAACTCTTAATTAAATGCAACATAATATCTCCATAAACTATTGTAGGACAACATTATGTATGCATTTAATGTTTTTGGCGGAGAGTGTGGGAGTCGAACCCACTCGCCACTTTCGCAGCGTCGGATTAGCAATCCGGTGCCTTACCATCCAGCCCACTCTCCAATTACATTGTAGGACCGTTACCGTTCCTAAAACCTACTTCACCACCTTCTTCTTTGATTCGTTTGATAACATCTTCAAAAAGAATTGGTCGAAAATCTGTTTGCTCTACACAAACGCAATGATAGCGTGGATCAACAACACTGATTGTATCATATGTAGCATCATAAACTTCTCGCATAACTCTATTGCTATGCGTATGACCATGAATGTTAACGCCAAAACGACCAAGACTTTCGGTGTGAATAGGAATATGAGACAGAATCATTCCGTTCATTACATGATATGCACGTAGCTCACGAAAATATTTTCTATATTCTTCATCACGAAAAATGTCATGGTTACCTCGGATAAGAACCTTATCACCGTTCAGTCTTTCCATAATTGGAAGTGCTTTGCGGTTAATAACAACGTCACCTAGATGATAAACTTTGTCTTTTGGTCCTACTGTTTCATTCCATGCTTTGACCATTGCTTCATCCATATCTTCTGGACTATCCCATGGCCTAAGTTTTGTAACTCCATCGTTACACATAAAGCGGCATACACCTGCATGACCGAAGTGTGTGTCACTTACAAGAAATACACTTGGCATATTCGCCTCCTATTAAATTGGCGGAAAGCAGAGGAGTCGAACCCCATCCCATTTCTGAGAACCCAGTTTTCAAGGCTGGTCGCCGGACCATCCCAGCTGCATTACTTTCCAAATTCTTACCATATTGAAACACACTCTCTCCGTCAGGGGGATTTTCATCGTGCTAACTAAGCTACTTCGTCAAGAACGCCGTGTAGTTACTACGCCGTGAAGACCAATGATGAATATGTTTCAATATGGCACGGGTGAAAGGTATCGAACCTCTGCTCTCAGAGTCAAAGTCTGATGTGCTACCATTACACAACACCCGTAAATTACACTTAACTTGTTAAAGAACATTTGGTTGATTTCTCAACCGAAAACCGAGTATAACAGAAGTCGATGCCTCTGTCAATAACTTTTTTCAAGATGTTGTTTTTTGACAACACCAAAACAAAAAAACCTCAGAACTTTCGTTGTGAGGTTTGTGGAATCTGGTTTAGTTTTCTAGTCTGTTACCGTACTCCACAACCCCCTACATGCGCCCATGGTTGATTATCACTGCCAATAAAGGGCGTGCGATACTCACATGTTGACGATAAGGCTTTGAGGAACTGGGACACTATAACTCCA